ACAGGTATAAGTTGTACTCTGTCTAACAATAGGGTAGTCTATTATCTTCATAGCACAATTCCTTTACTATTTGTTCTGTGTGGTATGATGATAAATAGTAAAATGGCGGAGAGGGAGAGATTCGAACTCCCGGTACCTTTCGGTACTCCGGTTTTCAAAACCGGCGCTATCGGCCACTCAGCCACCTCTCCATAATAGTAATTTTTAGTTACTATTATTTATTCATTTAAACTTCAATAGGATCTTCTTCTGAATCATCACATTCGTCACTTTCATTTGTGATGAAGATAATTTTAATCGCGTCAATCTTTCCATCTTTATCTTCCTGGAAAAATGCAGTATAACCACCATCACCAAATCCAGAAGATGATACTGCACCAAAAGGTATTACTTCGTAGATTTCTTCTGTGATTTTATCTTCGATTTCTTTTTCTGTTGGTTTGGGTATATTAATCCTCTATTGGTTCATTTAGACTTTTAGGTGTATGAACAGTCAATTTAAAAATTCCAATGCTGTCGAATTCACCAATAATATGAAAATTTTTAGATCTAGTTTCTCCTGCTCGAATTTCTTCCAAACATTTTTCTATTTCATCTGTATCAAGCTTATCATCAACTTCGACCATTCTACAACCATTAAGAGCCGTGAACGTGGCGTTATCGTTTAGAACCATTATTCTTGACATTTGGTTTCTTATCTCCTTTACTATCATCTTCTAATTTAAAATATTTTTCCAATTCTGTTTTAGTAAGCTTCCTATGAAACACATACATAATAAATGAACTTGATAATGATTCGCCAAAGTATTCTTCTTCGGCATCACCAAGATGTAAATTATATCTTTTTAAAACTTCTTTAAATTGCTTAATAGCTTCTTCCGAAAGATCTGTCCAATCTAATTGGATAAGCGATGGTGATTTTATCATTCTAACTTCCTCATTATTGTCCATTTCTTATTTGGTATTTTGTCTCCATTCAATGGATGATATGGATTATATGAAAATCCTGATTCTTCTACTATTTTGCATGCTGTTTCTAAACTATCAACATATCCAATAGGTTTATATTCCAATCTAAAACTCTTTGTCTCATGCATACTGCACATGAATAAATCTTCAATTATATAAATTTCTGACATAAACTCCTTTTTCTGCGTGTAGGGAGGGTCTGTCCAGCGGAATAATCTATATCGGGTGCCCCCAGTTTGATTGTGCATTTTATATAGAGCTGGACAGACCTGTAGCCAACTGAATCTTTAATAAAATTTAATTATCTGAGAAGTTGGAATTAAAACTTCTGATCTGATTTTTTGAATCCATTCTTCTGAATTCTTTTGAAATACATCTTCTTTTATTCTGATCAATCTATAATCATTATCTAAACACCAACTTTCTAATGCTTTATCTTTATCTTGTTTAGATTTTAATTGATCCAAGATATCTTCAAAATGCCACACACCATCATATTCTATACAAATTTTTAGCTTATGAGAATATAAATCTCTTGATATTCCAGAAATATCTTTATATGATAAAGATCCACCATAAGTCCATTCTTCATTAGGAAATGAAACTATGAACCAATCTCTTAATTTTCGTTCTCCTATAGAAGTAAAACGAGGATTTGTAGCTAAACATTTTTTAGAATATTCTGGATCTTTCCATAAATCTTTTGTAAATTCAGATAATGACATCCCGTTCTTGCATATACTGTTTTTAATCTTTATCTTATCTTCTTCGGTATGCGGTCTGGAATTTCTACATGATATAGAACAAAAGAATTTTTTCTTTTTTAAAAATGTCTTATCTCTTCTTTCAATTATAAATGGCGTTTTGCATTTAAAACATTCTACAAGATAATGTTGCTTAATACCATACATTTTATTATTGGTTAAGAAAGCAGTTTCTCGTGATTTATCTCTTTGTTTTTGAATATCTAAATTTGGATTTTTCTTACACCATCTAACATGATTGGCGAATTTAGATCCAGAAACACCTTCAAAATATTCATTACAATAATTGCATGTTCTATTTTCAGTGTTATTAAAAGTTCCAGTTTTCATATTAATCTCCAATTTTAATTTGTTCTATAGTGGAGATGAATAGAGTCGGACTATAAATGGTGGAGGTGAGGGGACACAATATTCCGGATTTTTCAATTCGGTGTGGACTATTCCTTCATCCTTTGTTAAAAGGAGGAGAGCATTTATGAATTTCTTCATCTTAGTATTCCATAACTTTTGTTTTAGGAACCTATAAGTCTCTAGACGGCTTACTTCTTTCGAATTTACCGTACGGCGTTAGCATAACTAAACGTTTTAGCGTTCACCGTATGAGCTCTCTTTATCACTAAGCATTACTACTTAGGTCAACCATTTTGATTGAACCCCTGTCCTGATTAGAAGCAATTATACTTTCATTTACATAGTTAGCCCGTTGTTCTAATTCCTCTATCCCGCATAACACGGCTAGGAAATCAGGGTCGAAACAGACACACCCCATCTGATACTTTATCAGCTAAGCATAGATTCTTTGAATCTCAAGTCAAAGAGCAGAGGACGTCTCTTGTCGCCACCTTGTGTTTACGCTACTCCCGATTACTAAGGCAATCTAGTCGGTTTCACGGGTGCCTAAATTAGGCAGCCATTTTGTATTGATTGTTATCAATTACTTTTTCGATAGATTTTTAGGTGGCCAACTATCATCCACCCTATGCAAATATAACAACTTAACTACCAGTCGAAACCAATCACCCCCGAAAAATATTATGCTATCTTAAATAATTTAGGAACATTTCTTTTAACTACATTACTTAATGCAGTTGGTGCTTTAATAGCTGAAGTTATTCCACTTCTAAAAGGAACAACTTTTCCAGCTGCTGTTCTAATATTTGCACCTGTTCCCAATTCTAATTTTCGATGTATAGCTGGATTATTTCTTACATATGCTGCAGTGGCAGGATCATCAAGAGTTAATTCCTCTACAGCATCTTCTGCGATTGCATCAAGAGTATCTTCATACTCATCTAGTGCTTCACATACTAAAAGATATTTTTTATTCATGAAATTCTCCAAATAAACTATTTTAATTTATTCAGAAGAATTCTTTATGCGAATGCTTGCCCGAAGTTTTTATGAACACCAGTTTCAGAATTCTTAATCACAACAATTCGATTATCAATAGCTTTTTTAATTTCCTGAAGTTTCTTTACTTTCTCTTCAAGATTATTAAGTTCAACTTCAATCTTCCTACGTTCCATTCTCAGTTTATCAATTTCCGGTGTAGTCAATCCATTCATATTACCACTTCTTTTCTTGTTTTCTTTTCTTGATTTCCATCGACAGTTTTGTTCTTAATAGTATAACACATGGCGGTTTAATTTTACCAATTCTAAATGCAGTTCCTGTGAGGTAATTCATCAAAATTCTTACTTTATCATTTGATGCATTGTTTATATTACCTAAATAACTCCTTAATTGGTTACAACACCATGCAGGATTTTCTTTCCATTTTCCCAACAAAGATCTTCTAACTTTTTGCCAAGACTCATCTTTTACTATTTCTGATATTGGTTTTCTTTCCATAATACACCTTTAACAATTAACTTCTGGCGGAAATTTAAAATTATCATAAGTTGTATCAATAGTTCTTTTATCCACTTCTATATAACCTGGTAAAGGATGTATTGGTGGTCGATATAACTTTTTCAGCTTTGATAATTCTTCTTTAAGTTCTTTATTTTCTTTAACAAGTTCCATTATCACTTTAATCTTGGCATTCAGCTGTGTTCTAAAATCAGTATTATCAATTTCTATTAATGGTTCATTGTTCATATCTAATCTTTCCTTGCTGTCTGATGATATACGGCAAAACATTCTTTACAATATTTTTCATTCAGATGAGTAACAACACCCCATGAACTGATTGATAAAGAAGTTGGCATTACTGATTTACCACAAAGAGATGTTCTGATATTATCAGATTTACTCAAGTGATAATGCCAGACTCCTTCTATTCCTTCTGTAACTACGAACTTACTTTCCATAACTGTCTCCTTTTAAAAAATAAAAAACCACTCTGGGCAGGACTTATTGGAGGGTAGCATTCCATCATCTCTCCATGCCTAGTACCGGATAGGGTTAGCGGTTGCCCAAAGTGGGTAAACGGAATATGTTGAGGCGAATACTCCATTTGGAAATCTGGCTCCGTCGGTAGGACTCGAACCTACATGTTTATTTCTAAACGCCGCGTTAACAGCGCGGTCCATTACCATTATGGAACAACGGAATTTTGAATTAATTTTAAAAAATCACTTATTATATTTTCTTTATTATTCTTCCAATCGTTTTCTCTTATTCTAAAAATTCGGCAACCCTCTTTAATGAAATAAGTATCTCGTATCTGATCATGTTCTTTTTGTTTTCCGTTATCATGATGTGATTCATCAAATTCAATATCTAATTTTAATTCAGAAACAAACCCATCAGGATAGTATCCATATAAGAATTTATTCCTAATTATTACAAACGATATATTTTTTTGCAATTCATCTAAACACTCTTTTTCATATGATCCCATAAATGGTGCAGGAGGAGAACTCAAACCATATTGATTTTGAATTCTTTTTATCGCACATTCTCTATGGTTTCTTCTTCCTTCTATAGTTTTAGAAAAATTATCAACTCCAAATTTATTAATACATGTCTGTTTAATTTTATTTTTTACTTCTTCTAATCTATTGGTACTATCAACACCATATTTTTTAACACATGATTTTTTAATTTTTTCTTTAACTATATTATTCTGACTAGAATACTCAACTCCCCAGTTTTTCAAACATGTACTTTTTTTCTTATCTTTTATAATATTAGATTGACTAGGATTTTCTACACCATATCTATTTAATATTTTTTGTTTAATATCTTTTTTAATTAATGGATTTCTGAACTGGTGACCATTAACATAATTAGCAATTTTATTTAATGGATTTACTTCTTTACCACAACCACATTTACATAATTTCATAATCAAGTCCAATTCCACTGATCAGAATGTTTAAATAATGGAATATCTTTATTATTTCTAAGAGCATTTTTTTCTTGAGCTCTTTCAATTCTTCGATTCATTTGTTTAAACCATTTAGGTGGTTTTCCCCAAGGTTTATGATCTCTCTGTCTTATGATTCTTTGACGGTAACTGAATCCCATACTTAAAGGGTAATCACCAATCTTGAAATCATCCCAATGAATGATCTTACCTTGAATAATATACTCACCATCTAAATGATCCCGATATGTTCTGCTCATACTGTCCTCCTTAGTTAGTTTTAATTAACTAGAAGACAGCACTCCTTATCACTTTAAATTTCATGTTCATATCTCCAATGTTTATCTATATTTATTCAGTTTGTTTTTCAGTATATCGGAGTAGTATAATAACTATACTTCTTCGGAAGATACTTATCCGCCACAAATTTATCAAATTTCTCAATTCCTCTAACAGCTGAACTCGAGATATGCTGTTTGTTTATCTGACTTACGAAATAAACAAAATCAACACCATACCCAATTTCATCCATAAAAGATTTGATATTTAATTCATAATCCAAATCATATCCATTTCGAAGACCTCTTACAACCGTTACTCTTTGTTTCTTTCCTCTGAGGAATTGTACATAAAGAGTAAGCAGTCCGCAAGTATAATCTACTTCATGAAATGGAAGAATCCTTTGCAAATTAGTCTTGAGAGTTAAATCTGCAGATGGACTTGAATGTTTATCTGGATTTATAGCAAGAAGAACAATTACCTTATCAAAGTGTTTCTCTGCTTGCTCAAGTATATCCAAATGTCCAATATGAAATGGATTAAACGATCCAGCATATAAACCAACATTCAAAGTATAATTTTGAATGTATTTTAAAAGTTCAATGATATTCTCAGAGTATCTATTCAATCCACCTAAGAATTTCACTCTACCTTCAATATACTTTTCATATGGTGCATACTGATATTCTTTTCTTATTAAAGCTTCGTTAGTAATCAATTCACTAATGGTAGCATAAAACAATGGTTCAATAAGATCTATCCTCCTCAATTCACGAAAGATAAAATTATCCTTTGAAACCTTTGTTTTATAATCAGATGCTTCAATAGCTTCATATGCCATCTTAAACATCTTATGAGTTCTATATTTGTCTTTAACAGCATTCTTAAAAGCTTCTGCTGATGCTATTTCATTCTGAGCAGGATTTCTAGGATCATATATATGATCATGAAACAATATCACAATTTGCATCAACCACTTGTTATTTTTGCTTAACTCACTTTCTTCACATTTAAGAAGAAGTTTTCTAAGATGATTAATGTTATGATAATACCTATGAGGTTCACCATATTTATAGATCAAATCTCCCAAATTATCACCGCCATCTATAAACCAATCTTTTATAATTGGATTAAGTATTAAATCAGTTTCTATAAATCTTTCTTCTGTCATCTTTATCCTTTAATAACTCTAATGCAATCAAGTTTCTTTCCTTCTGGCATTACTTCTCTAGCACATATCATAAGATGTTTACCACTAGGAAGTCTATCTAAATGAAAAACAACTTTATCGGTCTCTTTATTTAGAACTGTAAATTTTTCCAATTCTAATTCTTGAGAAGTTCCATCTTTGTATTCAAACCTGAGTGATACTTTTTCAGACATAAAACTCCTACTCTGCCATATCAGGATACTTAGCTAACAACCTTTTAAGCTGTTCTCTTTCCTGCTCTTTCTTCCTAGCTCTTTTAGCATTTCCTATTGCTATATTCTTTTTCAGAATCTTCATTCTATGTTCAAATTCATCATCGGTTTCTAGACGTTCGCCCCACAACTCAAAGTACTGTTCTTCATAACCATTAACTTTGATTGTAATATTTCTAAATCCCATTAAATTTTCTGCATTAAGCTTTTTGAGTTCTAGCAACTTTATTGCAGCATCAACACTACCAACCAAATCACTAGGATAAAATGACTCTATTTCTTTATCAACAAATCTCTTTTCAGCCATAAAACTCCGTCGTATCAAAATTACTTCTTTTTCTTATTAAATTCTTTAAACTCTTTTTCCATTATATCGATCATTTTTTTAGAAATCTTATTTCTCTCTTTCAAAGTATGAGCCATGTACCAATCTTTAACTGCACAATATGGTAGTGGATACTTTATCTTTGTTCCAAGATGAATGAAAAAAGTTTCCATAATTGCTGTAACTACTGTCTCAGCTTCTATTACAGTTGCATTTCCCATATCAACAGAAATACATTTCTTATTTTTACATTTACACGTATGACTCATTACTTCTCCTCTATCGTTACTGTACCTTGCAAAATTCCAAGTGTAGATTTCTCAACGAATTTATGAATTTTCGGTTCTTCTGTTTCATTTCTTTTAGTTGTCAGCATCCAGAGTTGATTTTCTTTCCAAGTACAACTCTCTAATTTCATACCACGATCCAATTGAACGGTAAAAGATCCACTGCGGCACCGCCACGTATACCTTCGCCCTATTCTTATTCTATTAATGGAATCAACTCGTCGCCTACTATTTCTGATACCAAATAAAAATCACCATCACCATTCCGTTCTTCTAAATCTTTAATGACATTCTCTTCGGTATAATCTTCTTCATCACATTCATCACAATCATATATTCCAAGATCGTCAAGCAAGCTTAAAAGATTTTCTGCGTCATGCATTTCAAGAGTATCTGTATGGCATCCACCCCTGCTGCTTGATCTATTATAAACAATAAATCTTTTCATCTCTTTCCTTTATATTTTTTCGCTTCTTCTCCCATGATTTTTAATATCTTGGAAGATATCTTCTTTTTCTGTTTATGGGAGTGCGCCATATACCAATCTCCAGTAAATGAAGAGAGCATAGGATAATGAATTTTTGTGCCAAGATTCATAAAAAAGATTTCCAATATAGCAGTCACTATTGTTTCTGCTTCTATTGTAACCATTCTCTTCCCATCAGTAGTAGGACATTTAATTTTCATTATTTCTCCTCAATTATTACTTCACCCTGCAGAATTCCAAGAGCAGATTTCTCAGTGAATTTATGAGTTTTTGGTTCTTCTGTCTCACTTCTCTTGGTTGTCAGTAACCACAGATGAGTTTCTTTCCAAGTACAAGTTTCTAGTTTCAAACCCCTATCCAATTGAATAGTATATGAGCCGCCCCATGATCTAGCTGCATTCTGTTTACAACCACCCATCATGGGAATTACCAAGGCAGCAACCATACCAATAGTTGCAACTATAATCATAATCTCAGTTAATGTATATCCAGTTTTCTTTTTCATAGCTTTATCGAATGTCCTTTGTGTATTTTAAAATTATCTTTATATCTCTTTGCAATATCAACACTATGAAATATTACAAGATTCTCAGCATTGTTTCTTTCTGCTGCTCGTGTAAAATTATATGAACCAGTAATAACGATATAATCATCCATCACCATAATCTTATTATGAGCAATAGCATGCTTGTGATCCATCACAACTGAAATATTATTAGTTACTAGTGCAGTAATAAACTTCATATAATTAGTACAAAGCTTATCAATTACAACATCAACATTAACACCCCTATTATGAGCATTGATCAAAGAATCAACAATTCCTTGAGATGTCATTACATATGTTTGAATATAAATATAATTAGTCGCTGAATTAATTTCTGATACAATATTTGACAAGCAATCTTCACCACCATAATTAGGGCTAAAGAACACTCTTGTTGTAGGAACTATATTAGAACAACCGGTTACCCACTCTACTCGCTCCCATTGTGTAGTTCCAGCATAACGAACTACAAAAGTATCTTTTGGTGCTGCATTTAAAGTTCTTTCAAACAAATCTCCAGCTACGACACTGCTTGCTGCAAGTAATACATAAAAAGCAAAATTAGTAAACATTGAACTCCTTTAAAAAATTACTACACTCTCTTCATTGTGACGTCGCAAAGCAGGAATAATTACACACTTTGCTTCTTTTGTAAATTCAACACTATTCCTGCAAATATAAATTCGATCTATCCTATATCCTCTAAGTTTATTATACCAACCATTTTCAGGTTCTATAAAAATCCATTTATCAATGGCAGTCGATATACTATTCTCTGTCCAATTGTGCAGATGATCTATTAGACCAGATATTATACGACCTCGATGATAATCTAATTTATGTTTTGCTGCAACTAATACAATTAACATATATACCTCATTAATTTATATGAACTCGAACCTTATCCCAGTATCCATCTGGATCAATTCCGAGTTTATAATCTGGACCATAATGCCAACATAGAGCATAATCTTGACTCGTTGGTTCTCTATTAATTCTATCAAATCTGCAATAATGTGAAGTATATAATACACATATAATTCTTGATCTCCAAATATCAAGTCGATCTTCGAATTTAAAATATAATCCATAAATAGTATTTACATCTGTCACAACATCTGGGTGACACTGAAGAACACCAACAGCTAATCCATTATCGCCGACAGCATGAAAATCTCCACGACTCTCAACTATAGTAAGAGCATCAAGTAACTTTTTCCAGTTCATGTATTTTATTTTCCTCCCATTGAACACAATTCATTATATCAATTATCATTCCACATTTAGGACATTTCGTTTTACCATTACCTATTGAAATACCATAAGGAATTTCTTGTTTACATTCAGTACAAATCTTCTTTGGTCTAGTAACCATTAGTAATCATCCATTAAAGATTTTGTAATTGCTCTAGCTATAGCAGTTTTTACTTTCGATCGATCAGCTTTATCAAATGTTTCATGGTGATAAATATTAGAATCGACATCTTCATGTAAATGAATTCCATCGGATTCCAGTTCATCAATAATATGATCAACTAAGTTTTTCATAAATTCCTTTAAAATGGTGGACCCAGTAGGACTCGAACCTACGACCCGAACATTATGAGTGTCCTGCTCTAACCAACTGAGCTATGGGTCCGTAAGGATTATCCTATCAATATCTGTCTTAATCTGTGACGAATTTCTAACAATTCATTATATTCTAAGGTAAGACGCTTAACAGCTTGTTCTTTAATTTCCTTTGGCATATTGGGATCTAACTCCATATCAACTTTTGAACAGAATGTATTCGTGAGATGATCTTCAAGACCTCTGATAATTTTATCCTTGGACATCATCTTCTATATTTCTCCCATATATTAATTTATTCAATTCGATCAGGGAGATTATGAAATGGTACGCCTGCACGGACTCGAACCGTGGACCCGCAAATTAAAAGTTTGCTGCTCTACCAACTGAGCTACAGGCGCATTGCAATTATAATATGTTCTATAATTAAAACAAGGGCGGTTAGAAATGAATCTAACCGCCCAAGTTCAATTTACTTATTATGCATCAAGCAGTGCTTGAAGTTCTTCAGCTGACTTACCTTCAAGATCCGCATTCTGTTTCTTCTCAATGATCTCAAGAATTCTCTCATTCCTCTTCTTCTTGTCGATCTTTTTCTTAGCCTCAGTAGCTTCTTCACGTTTAACGTCAAACACGTGCTTGACGATATCCATTTTAAGCGTAAGAGTCTTATCTTCCCTTGAATTGATCAGACTCCCGATATCTGAATCCTTCTTGCCTTTTGCAAGACCGACATATATATCATTCAGATCCTTCTCAGAAAGATCAAAAAGATCTTCAGCAGTAATCTGACCACGACACGAGAACCTGATTTTTTCCCTAGCTGCCTGTTCGAATTTGTCCATAACTTTTTCCTTTAACTTTCTTTGTTTATATCATTACTTTCATTAGTCTTGCTGTATGTCCATGCACCTTAACCATAATAGAATCCCTCTTAGTAACACTAAATCCAAGACCTGTCAATTGAGTGTTAGAAGGTTCTACTGTCATTTTGTCTCCAAGTGCTGCAAATACTCGTTTATGTTCTTCGAGTTCAGGCAGGAGGAATTCATTAAAGAATCCGCTTGGACATTCATCATTTACACAATTTTTCAAAATAAACATATAATGTTTATTACCAATTTTCTTATCATCCCAGAAATTGGGAGATAGCAAACACATGGATACAGGATGAAGAGTATTAGTTTTCAAACCACAAACATCAAGTGTTGTAGCAGAGCCACTCTTATCTGAATTTACTAGTTCGAATCCTTTTGCTTTGCTATACTTCACATTTGCGACTGGTATTTTTCTACCAGAAGGATTGCTGATGTCAAAATCATGGATTACTCCATCGAACTCGATTTGAGCTCTGAACCCATTCTTTCCACCTCTATTAGAATATACATCAACAAAGAATTCATAAGTGCCTTCACGCATCTTACTAGTACTTGTATAAATTATATTTTCAACTGCAATCTTTTGATCAGGATGAATAATATCAACATCTAATGAACCACTAGATGCATGACCAGTCTTATTTCCAAAAAAGATTTCATCATAATGATCAGGTTCTATGCAATGAGCATCATAATCATTCTCATTATCTTTATTCTCATTCCATTGGATTGAAAATCTCAATACACCTGATACATTACCACCAGCTTCTTTAACTCTCTCTTTCATCGAGTCAGTAATATTACCAACATATGCCCAAGAGAAATTATTACCCCATTTGAACAATGTCTTGCTGTCTGAATGAACTGGAGCAATCAATGAAACGATATTACTCCTATGTCTATTCTCCAAAAGCAATTCAACCTTAGTAGCCGTAGGTAATACATCTGATATGAACTTATCAATATGTATTTCGGTAGCTCTATCAAAAGATTTAGAATTAATCTTAATATCCTTTGAGAGCTCATCAAATATATCTTCATTCTTCATGCGCTTAGAAGAATCACGATCAGCAAACAATACATTGTTAACCGTAATATCATCTATGGTTGCAAACCTTCTCCTCAATGAATTGGTAAGTCCGAGACGTTCCACTTCATCTTTAGCATCCTGCAACATCTTCTTTGTAAAGATTGGTTTAGGACGTTTGTAATTGGTCGGTGCAACAATAGCTTCATATTTCTTCACAGCATCATCAAGAGGTATAGTTCCTTCACTAATATCAATAAGCAATACACCAATAGAATGGTTTCTTATCTTACTGAGTACAGGTCCATGTTTCTTTGATGCTATCCAGCAATAATTATCACGAAGTTTAGTAGGGAGTTTATTAAACTCCTTCTTTACCAATACCAACTTCTGGAGTGTATTCAACCACTCGACACCCTTGTATATTGAATCCTGTTTAATGAGTTCAATTACGGTGGATAATGCATCATCACTAATAGTTTCAAGAGATCTCTTTAGAACATTCTTCATGTCCCTCTGAGCCGCCATAAGACTTTCATTAGATTCCTTTGATGCATTCTGAAATGCTTTTGGAATCTTTGTAAAGAAATGTTGCCACTTGGTAACAGTTCCATCTTTTTTATCTTGACCCATATTAAAATCAACACCAATCTCTTTAAGAGTGGTACTGAAAATATCCGATACTACTTTAGAAGCAATAAAGTTCTTGAGTGCTGTGAATACTGTCTTATATGTTTCGTCGTCGGTCTCAAAATCCCATATGCTCCTCACAGTACTGTCATTGTTGATAGCAACAACATTACCGAATTGACGAACAAATTGCTTGCAATGCTGACAATCATGTTCTCTTCTTTCTTTATAAATTCCATTAGTTCCCGCTGGAAAACTATCAAGATATAAATTCCAAAGAACATCCTTATCGACTTCTACAACATACAATCTTTCATTCTGAGAAAACATCTCATCAATATTTTTAGATAGTGCTGTTTTGACTTGATTAAAAGTCATCTAAACTCCTTTTACTTATACAACTTTAAAAAGTTAAAAAACTTCGGCCATTCATGTCTAGGTACAAAAACAATTGTTGTTTCTGCTCCATCCAAAGAACTTTCCGTCATAATTTTATGCTTGCAATCAACAAAGGTTTTTGCTTTTTGAAATTCTGCGTCTGTGACTTTACAAATTACTTTTTTAAATGATTTAAATTCCCAATCCATCATTTCATGATCAGATCTAAATGTACAATAACAAGACACCGATGCATGAGCTGCAGCAAGAATAGCATGACCAACTGGTAAGCTATCCTTAATTAGGATATACATTTTAAGTGCCATAGTTGCTCTCTTTTCAATAACTAGTTTTAAATCCAGAACATCTACCTTCTTCATTTATTTCTGCTCGAGATGGAACAATACATTTCTTATTTTTATTAAATAAACAAGATGTAGCATTACAATCTATGTCTTTCCAGTCTCGACTCAAATTAGGAAAACCATCATTATGAGGCATTAACCCATGTAATTTTTCATCACTCATAAATTCCTTTCTGCGAAATGGAGCCAACGGTCGGGATCGAACCGACGACCTGCTGATTCAGATTTGTGTTAGTTTCCTAACTCTCTGGACTTTGTCTTCACCATTTTACAGGTGGGTCGTGTAAAGTCTCTACACTTGCCCGGATATTTCTATCCTGCTAGCTCGGCGTTACCATTTAAAAGGTTTCACCGACTTAGCGACCTCCACTTTAAATGTTTCCACTTAAAGGTGCCTATTCTGACAAATCAGCTGCTCTACCAGCTGAGCTACATTGGCACTCCACTATATTTTACCTTAATTTATTCTAGTTATTTTTGTAACTATCTTTTATTGGTACAGGAATATCTCGAAAACCTTTTATAACTGCTTTAACATGACTAGGAAGAGAATCAAATCTTTTCTTCGTCATATCATCAGCAACTTTGTAATTGTGATCCTTACACTTATCCCAATCACCATAAGTATTCAATTGTAAATATTGTGGTACTGGCCACTCGACGAATTTACCACTCATATCACATTTGATAATTTCGTGTTTAATTCCTTCTCGAGCATCCCAATTACCCACCCAAACCCATTCGGATCTTGGGAGATCTTCTCTTGCACCATACCAACACCCGCTATGATGGAAACTTTGCTTATAATAATCTTCTGTAGAAACTGGTTTATATGCAAAATACCATTTACTTGAATTAAGATCTATTATATTATATGTTTCTATAGAAGCAAGAATATACTTCTTAGGATGCCACATAATATAATAAGTTTCGATTATCTGTTTTTCATTGGGATTATGTCTGGTTGTGAAAGGTTCTGTATAAACAATTTCAAAACCAATTTCTTTCATAACTTTAAGATAATCAGCAATACCAGAACCAAAATGAATATCACCTTGTTCTTGCATCATTTGTTTCTTTTGAGCATTGAGCATCATCTGAATACCAAAACCAAGACCGCCAGTTTCTTCATCATCCTTATAACTTTTACCAGTCATCTTTTCTGCAAGATCCAAAGTATCAATATGTAAAGCTTTTTCTGTCTTTTCAAAATCCTCTACTGTCTTACTAACGTCCATAAAACTCCTTTTAAATCTGGTGGGCGAGGTCCGGCTCGAACGGACGACCTACTGGTTATCAGCCAATCGCTCTAACCAACTGAGCTACACGCCCTAAAAAACTAATTCTGACTTCTGTAATTACCATTACTATAATCTTCTAATGCTTCCATAATAGGAACATAGAATCTATCTTCTTCTGTTTCTAGTAATGTTATACCTTTTTCTTTCAATTTAGCTTCAATATGTTTCATGACATCCAAAGCAATCGTTTGAATATCTTCCATATATATTTTAATCGAAGCAACTTTATTGTCTATCTCTTCTTTTGTTCCAGTTAAAATGTGTAACGAGTATTTACAATCAGGACATTCAGGTTTTATACCAACTCCTGTTGCATCCATCGTCCATCCACAACGAGGGCAAAAGAACATATGTAATTGAGGTCCTGACAGACTTTGAGTGGGCAATTCTGCATCCATAATAATCCTTTCTCATATCTTCATCATCCACAATCCAGCTAAAACAGTTACAACGCCAACCCAATTTATTAATCTAAATGATTCTGCACATCCAAGATAAACGAAAGCAGCAACATATGCAATATCCAAAACCATATCAAATAATACATTATCAAAAATTATATTATCTGATCTCTTTGAAACTACAGTCCATAAATAAATACCAACATTACCGGTAATCATTATCATCCAAAAATACAACGTCTTCCCGGTATCATTATAATTCTTGGAGAAATACGCAGCAATACACGAGGAAATTATTAATGCTGTTATCCAATACAATCTAAACATAAAATACCTCTTTCTAAAATCTGGTGGTAAGGGAGAGATTTGAACCAATATCTCTGGATTTTCAGTCCAGCACATATACCATATATGTTACACTTCCGATTTGAACTCGCTACCAACATCGTTTATAATTTATTCCGAATAAATTATATATGAAACTTTGTGAAAAATGTAATAAAGAGCATGATGGTTCTTTTGGGTCTGGTAGATTTTGTTCTAGATCTTGTGCTAATAAGCAAACACATTCTCAAGAAACTAAAGACAAAATTGCTAAATCATGTACAGGAAAACCATCATGGAATAAAGGCACATCGTATGAAATTAAAAATAACCATACTAGAACACCTTCTATCATAAAATCTATAATATGTCCAATATGTCAAAAAGAATTTTCAGTAAGAATTAACAAATGGGAAACTACACAAAGAATATTTTGTTCAAGAGAGTGCTATATCTATGATATTAAAAATGGTCATAAATATACAACTAAAGTTCCTGGCGGTTATAGGAAAGGATCATGCAAATCATATGGCGGATACTATAAAGATATATGGTGTGATAGCACATATGAATTAGTATGGATTATATACAATATTGATCACAATATCCCATTTGAAAGAAATGATATCGGTTTCCCATATAAAACCCCAGATGGAAAAGATCATTTATATTATCCAGATTTTATCCAAGATGAAGAATATATTGAAGTTAAAAACTATTTAAAAGAAAATGATCAATATAAATTTTCTTTTTTTCCTCATAAATTAAAAATTCTTTTTGGAAATGATTTAAAAATACAATTTGATTATGTTTATTCAACATACGGGAAAAATCTAAAATCTCTTTATACTAAGAAATATGGCGGGGATACAGGGAATTGAACCCTGGACCTAAGCGTGACAAGCTCATATTTTACCACTAAACTATATCCCCATTTACCATTATTTATTCAACTAAAATTTCGCATTGATCTTAATGAACTGAATTCCGTATTCGCAGATTCCAAATTCATCATTTAAACAATCTTCTAGCATCTTACCTGCAGTAATCAATGCTATAGATTTAATATGATAAACTTGACTTCTTCCCCACATCTTTCGAGCATGCTTAATATGACATTCAACATGATCACAATAACCAGTTCGACATTCGGAACAATTTTCTTTACCATCATGACCATACTGGTAATTATCACCATGTTTAGAACACCAATGCCATTCATAATTTTCAACTGCCTGCAATTCGGCAATCCTATATTCAAACTCCCCATCTTTCTTACCAAGTGTCTCGAGTATATAGATCCCATTGTCAGCTGACATAACTAAACTCCTTTACTGCGGTTTCTCTTCGTTCGCTTCCAACATTATTGTTTCATCAGTACAAACAATTGAACATCGTTCCTGCTTAAAATTATCCATTAAAATTTTAGCAAGTTCAGTAGCTTTATTTTTGATCTCTTCTCGACCCGAAGGGAAACGAGGATAATTAATCAACCCAACGATGGCACCTTCCTCAGCACCATCAACATAAATAAATCTGGTTGGTGTAACAGTTACACCCAACTTAATCTCATTGCAATATTTTTGACAGATAGTATATAGCTCATACATACTATGACACTGCCCATTATAACCTTCTTGTAACCCTATGTAAATATCAGCTTTAAACGTTGGTAACACTTTCATTAAATTCCTTTAATGCTTCTGCTTTATGTGCGCATATATTTCTTCGAAGGAAATATCCTCTCTATATTCATCTGCAAACACTTTTGCTAATCCTTTTTCAATCCATTCAAAATAAGCTTCATTCCAAGTCATTTTCTTTTCTGACTTTTCATTAATCTCATATCTATATTTTTCAACACATTTAGCTTGAATAAGAAATCTTATTCCTTTTCCAGAAGCAATGATAATCTCAACTAACGTACAATATGGATCGAAACAATCTTTACAATGACAATCTTTGGTGATTGAACGAAGTACTTCTCTTACTTTTTCTTCTTCTGTCATACTCCCTCCATATATAATTTATTCGATATGGAATTGCAGAAACAAAAGTTTTGGAATGGGTGGTTTAGAAATATATACTTTTGTAGGAAGAATGATTATGCGAAAATGGTCGGGGAAAGAGGAGTTGAACCTCCGACCCTTTGCTCCCAAAGCAAATGCTCTAAACCAGGCTGAGCTATTCCCCGATAAATTTTACATCTTTAATTTATTCATTTTGTATATAAAAGAATCTTGATTTATAGGTTGTTGAAACTCGAACCTAAGTTAGGTTGATTTATAATATGAATAAATTAAAAGGATTATACTATGACGCACAAATATGATATTAAATGGAAAGAAAAGATTTCTAAAAATGTAAAAGAATCAGATTATTTTAAAAATCTAAAAAATATATCCAATCAAAAAATAGAATCATATCAATTATCTCCAAAATTATGTTTATATTGTAATCAACCAATTCCATATGAAAAACGATTTAATAAATTTTGCAGTTGCGTATGTTCTGGTTTTGCAACTACTAAAGGAAGACATCATTCTATAGAAACAAAATTAAAAATTTCTAATTCGAATCAAGGAATATCTCCATGGAATAAAGGTAAATATGAAATTCCTAGAGTAGCAAAAACATGTCCAATATGTGCAACTAAATTTATTACTAGTACTAATGGTATTTTCTGTTCTAAAAAATGTTTTACATTTGATCAGAAAAACGGTTATATATTTTCTAAATTGGGTAACAAAGGTGGATATCAACCAGGTTCTGGTAGAGGTAAATCTGGGTGGTATCAAAATATATTTTGTAACAGTACGTATGAATTAGCTTGGGTAATTTATAATCTAGAACACAACATTCAATTTGAAAGAAATCAACAGGGATTTACTTATACATTTGAAAATAAAGTATATAAATATTATCCCGACTTCATTCAAGGTGAGGAGTATATTGAGATCAAAGGTTTTCTTCGTCCTAATGATAAATTTAAATTTGAGCAATTTCCAAGAAAACTAAAAATATTATATGGAAAAGATATAAAAGAGCAAATCGATTATTGTAAACATAAATATGGTTATCATTTTGAAGAATTATATGAAGGTAATCCGCATAATACAAAATTAAATAAATGCATAATTTGTGGTAATCCAGCTCATAACAAATGCTGTTCTCAAAAATGCTCTGGTATGTTAGTGGTAAAATCAAAAATGGCGCTTCCTACGGGAGTTGAACCCATCTCACTGGATTGAAAATCCAGTATCCTTTCCGATAGACGAAGGAAGCTTCGCAATTTGACTATTAATCAACCCCTAATACACACTATACAATATGTATATGTGACTACCTTTTATTTATTCTTTTCTTTTTAGATACTATCTTCTTTTCTTTTTTGAACTCAACCCAACACTTATCACATAGGGCATATATCCAAGTACCAAGCGTTTTAGCTCCATGTCTATATCCACCACACTTTTCACAAGTGCAATAACTTTGACACTCTGCAAAATGCTTAATACAATGAACCATTTTACAAATTATCACTTTTATCTTTTTAGGCAATGGATAACCATATTGTGGTTGATTGATATATATTCTCAAACCGCCAAGCTTTTCTTTAACCTGAAAGAATGTGTATAATGCCTCAAAATGTTGATTGATAAATCTAAGCTGTAGACATGCATCAGCTATTAATTCATACCAACCTGCATCACAACATATACCATCACACATCCTAGTTTCAGAACCCGGTTTTTTGCGGTCTTGAAATAGCTCAGGATACTTTCTATAAAGCTTAGCCTGTAACTTTTTTTGCATCTGGGTTCTCCACTTCTCCACTTTCATTCACTGTAAGAATCAGATGACCTTCATCAAGAATATCATTATCCTTACTCGTAAAGCACACTGAATCAACTGCAAAATATTCATCTTGCGATTTAAGAAAAACAGTTACATTATCCTGTCGTCTCTCACTATTCAATCTTTGAATCATATTCTGCAATGCCTGCCACGTCAGCTTCTTATTAGTTTTGAGCGAAGCTGCTTTACTATCTGTAATAACTTTCTTAGCAAAAATAGGGGCGGTATTTGATCTTTCTATAGGTGTTTCCATCATGATTTTCTTTCCTTAATTATTTTACGATGTTCTTTGCAATGATCAGCACAACAATAATCCCTAGTGCTCATTACTGTACATCCAGGTAGTCCACACTTATATTCTTTCTTAGGAGCTCGTTGAGGCATGAATTGCTTGAATATATCACTAGCAGCTTCTACATCAGCTTTAACAGCACTTCCATCAATTAAAGATTCTAGCGGTATACCTCTTTTCTCGCAGAATTCTACCAGAGTCTTCATAAGAAGATCACTTTTACCACTTCTATTTCCACCAGTAGCAAGTATTTTTTGTTTTGTACCAATAGCATGACCCTCGGGTGATATTACTTCAGATTTCGTCTGTTCCATTTTTTTCAAATTCCTTTAAACTAGCTTCATCTTTAACTTTCCAACGTTTAGCACCTCGAGTCTTATGTGGCTTGCACAAAGGACATGATCGAAGTTTCTTCTTATATCGCTTTCTCATTCAGATTTACACCCTATTAAATCACTGATACCATATTGATTATCTTTACATTTATGAATATCAGTCATAGATACCGGTGGTTGATTTTCAACATATATTCTATGAATTGCATTAATTAAATTTTCATGTTCTGCTCCACAACCAGATTCAGTATTAGAAAATTTTTTATTGCACAATCGGCATTTGTAAATATAAAATGTGGTTGTAGGGTTGCTCATGTTGTAAACTTCTTCAATAACTTTTTATGCTCATCTGATAATGTATTACTCGAATGGGGTACTCCACCGAGTTCTAGATACTCTCTAGTATATGTATCAGTTTCGATCTTATCTTCACTAATTTCTTTTAAGTGTTTAATAGTTCTTTTATACTTAATTAGTGACATATCACTTAAATTTAAAGTAACCGTAATATCTTGAAATAAATCAGCCATTTTTTATAACTCCAAACTTTTTCATGATTTCAATATTTTTATCTCGTACCTGGAAAAAATTATTAAGTGACTCACCTGCTGATGTTTCTATTCTACCAGATTTATCTGCATCTCCACCAAAAATATTTTCAGTGGGGTTATCATTGTCCTCTTCATTCTCTTCTTCTCTAAGAGACTTTCCTTTGGACAAGAAATATTCTTTCCTTGCCTTTTCTTTCTCAGTCATTTTAGCTTCGATGACAGAAAAAGGAACGGGATAATATCCCCAGCTATCAATACCGACATCACATTGTAATCGTTCTATTGATTCTGGAAAACGTCCGTGACAATGCCCATGCAAATTCCAACTACCATGGCAACTAGAAAACCACGTTGAATAAGGACAATGAGAAAGCATCATTCTATGATTTCGAATTTGAGTATAATAAGAAAATTGATAATGAGCATTTCCAATTTTAGAAAATAATCTTAGAGATTCTTCTGGCATTTTATCATGATTGCCACGAATAAGATGCTTAGAACCATTTAATTGCATAATATAGCTACTATGATTTTTCCAGCACAAGTCGCCCAAGATCCATACTTCGTCTTTCTTACCAATAACAGAATTCCAATTATTTATTAAATCCCTATTCATAGATTCTAAATTAACTGTTTCTGGATTATTAAACTTAAAATGTATTGGTTTAGAAGGATCAAAATTTGGATTAGGAACGATCCAAGGCATCCTCCTACAATGAAGCGCCACATTAAAATGTGCTAAATGTAAGTCAGCGGTGAAGAAGATTTCACTCATATACTTCCTTTCAACGTTTCCATCTTTCTCCATTTTCATACAACAGAATAAGATTCAAACATGTTTTTTGTTCTTTCCACTTTTGATTAAAACTTTTAATTTTTGAAAATAAATAATCTAAAGATATACATTCCTCTGGTAGATCATTTTTCCAGTGTCGAGCAACATTCTGAACAGATGTTATTAAACGGCAATTAACAGGATGCCGCACAATTTCTGCAAAAACTCTAGCATCAAAACCCTTTCTTCTAGAGTATATATGATCTCGTACAAGACCACCACCATTTTTTCTACTGAAAGATCCTTTTTTCTCTAATAAAATTTTCTCTTCTTCTGAATAAAATTTACGAACGTTTCTAGAAAAACTTGCTCTTTCATTATATATTTCCCAATCGTCTTTTAAATTTTCCGGAACCCATTTTCCGGTATTTTCCATATGAATTCTCTGACATTTTTTATTACAAAAATTGTCACGACTCAAATGAATTTTAAATCTTGTGGTTTTTACACCGCAAACAGGGCACTCAACTTCAACTTTTTCACCTATATTATTTTCTATCTTCCATTGTTTTCTGCAATCTTCACCGCAAAATATTGATAACTCTTTTCTGAAAGAATCTTCAAAGAGTGGTTTATTACACATTTTACAATAGATGGGACTAGTATTGTTTTTAAACCACTCATCTTTACAACTATCACAGCAAAACTGTCTTCTATCTAAATATGTTTTATATTGATAAAATTGAGAATTACAATTTAAACAATGTACTGCTTCTTTTCTTTCATTCTTTTTATATAAATGAAAATGCTCAGAGCAACAAAAATTTAATTTACCAACCCAAGAAATAGGTCTATAAATTTCTTTATTGCAATGTTCACAATAAACTTTAATTTTTATCTTTTTTGAATTATGACCCTGAATATATCTAATAGTGGTACTAGATACCTCTTCTCCGCAACCACATTCACACAGTTTCATAAAATTCCTTTAAAAATTTACGAGTATCCTAAACCAGACTAGACGATGGGCAATTGTGTATGTCCAAATGGATTTGAACCAATGTTTGCTCCAGATTACGAAATTGGTAGCAGAGGGTAGAATCGAACTACCGAAGGCGATTGAGCCAATTCCAGTTTATGAGGCTGGTGAGATACCACTTCTCGACCCTGCTATTTTTAATACTTTAATTTATTCATTTTGTTTCTGATAACATCACTCTTATATAAGTATAAGACACCTTCTTTTTAGATATGATAATCAACTAATCAAGATCTTAATAGAAGTATTTTTTCTTTAATCTTAGAAAATCTTCAAAAACAAATCTTTTACACTAGTATACATATCATCATAATCTTCACTATTATTCAATATAACATGATCACACATTAAAAATTTCTTCTCAGCTGGAATTTGTTGTCCATCAAAAAATTCAATATGCTTAACACTTTTGAATTTTCTCTTTTCTATTAATCTTAATTTTCTAATAGTGTTATCAGTATAGACATATACTGTCTTATCAAATAAATTCTGCATATTACATTCAAATAAAAGTGGAACTAAAACGATTAAATGTTTGTTTTGACTTTTACTTGTAATAATAATTTCTGTAGTTTTATTTATAATAGCAGGATGCATAATATTATCAAGAACTCTGATAAATCCAGGATTAGTATATAAATGTCGAACTAATTTTTTTCTACTAAAACTATTATCACGTTCCCTAAATGATTTTCCTAAAGCACTCTCTATCATCTTAATATAATCTATATTGTTCTGAAGATCTCTAGAAATATCATCACAATCAATAATAGGCACTCTAAAAGATTGATTAAGATAATTTCCTATTAGACTCTTTCCAGATCCAATTAAACCAGTAATTCCAACAATCATCTCTGTCCTACCTCCTCAAGATATTCTCTAGTTTGTTCAACTGTCAACACTCTTCTTTTAATTCCTGATGGCAGCTCAATCACAGGTATTGAAAAGGCACCCTTGAAAATCAAATTACTTAATTCACCACCAACTCCTGCTGGTATACTTCCATCTGGTAAAGCTCTAAATGCAAGTGCATCGCAAGTCTTAACCAAATCATAAAAATAATTCATTACATTATAATTAGCTTTTAGAAATGGATTATTTTCACTTTTTTTCTTTAACTCAGCAACAGCTTTTTGATGTTTAGGTTCATTAGGATTAACTACGTCGAATCCCAACAACTTCAATGTTTCAATATCTCTCTGTTCCTGCGGTGTATTATAAATAGCTTGGCAATGTGCATAATAAATCTTTTTCATAAATTCCCTATTTTCTTTTTGATAGAATCTAAAACTAACGATTTAATAAATTTCAATTTATCTTTAATTTTCATTGGGACAAATGATTCTTTAGGAACTAACATAAAACTCCTTTAAATTCCGCCACCAAATAATGATATCTTCACAGCAGAAATAGCTTTTGCTAAATGTGAAGATTCAACATCAACACCAGCATCCTTGATCATATTCATAGAAGTAGTTTTTAAATCTGAAGATTTTGAAGTTCTTTTCACATCTTTTTCTATAGCATTCTTAATTCTTTTATACGTATTAGGATGGGTACTCATCAATTCTAAAAATGCTGAAAATGCTTTCACTGCTATACTATCAGTTTTAGTAGGATCTGGTTCATTATCATCGGATCCACCAGACTTCTTAGATTCTGCGTTTATATATTTTATAAGTTTTCTAAATGCAGAAGCTAAAGATTTTCCATATCCCTGTTTAGCTGCATAACTATCAGCGGCGTATTCATAAAATCTAGAAATCGGTAAAGACGTAACAGTTGAAATTAAAAAAGAAGTCATAAAATATAACATAACTCCCATTTCGGGCTCGTACTTCATAATATGTCTAGCTAGAATAAGGCCCATATGATTCCCTGATACATCCGCAATATCTCTCAATAGGAATCCTATTTTTTCATGTGCGTGCCCAACTTCATGAAGAACAATTGCTATCTGTTCAGATTCATTTAATTTTAAATGTTTAATCATTCCGCTTGTGATATAAACATTTCTTTTTTCATCACAAAATGCATTAACCATATCGACCTTTAAAATAAAAACAACAAATGGCTCACCAACAATATCTGATATTTTCTTAGTTAAATTTTTATCTACCTTAGCATTTTGAACCATCAATGACACTGCCACTTTTCCAATTGCCCAGAAAATACACTGAATCAATATTGTCCAGTATATAGAAGTTAGATCAAAGATATTTGCTAAGAATTTTGTAACTCGAGGAGAAATTTTCATTAAAATTTTAAACCGGTATTAAGTTGATGTTTTTTGATTTTATTGATTTTTTGTTTTATCTGTTCAATTCTTGCATCAATATTCTTTGAATTTTTTGGAGTTCTTAATTCTTTTAATCTATTAATAGTTTTGATACAAGCTTGGATTTTATAATAGTATATACATTGATGACGGGCTGTTTGGTTTATAATCTTAGAGCACTGAGGTAATTTTAATCTAAGATAAATTCTATAAACAGCATTAGATAATGTAGTAATAGCAGCTAAAGTAAGAACCGCCCCAACAAACATCCCCTTTTTTGTTTTTCCAAATGCTTTTAATTCTTCTGCGGTTGGAAGGATTTTTGTTGGTGCTGGGGGGGTTCTATTCCGTTCCATTTCTGCATTTATACGATCCAGTCTCCTCTGTTTTAAATCGTAGTCAATTTCTTCAGCTTCTTTTAGAACTCGTTGATTGCAAAGAGCGGATTGAATTAAACAATCTACTCTCATATCTGTCAACTGAGTTAAAATATTTTCATGTATACTTTTCATATATTTTTGTTCTGTTTAATTTATTTATTTGGTGAAAGACACCCTACGACCAGATAGTATAAGAAAGGTTGTTAAGTATAGTTCACTAATGGAACTTTACAACGCTTTAATATAATATTCTATCCAGTCGCAGGGTCAAAACTTTCTAATGGTTGTCCAGTTGGGACTCGAACCCAAACTGAGAACGTCAAAGGTTCTTGTGCTGCCAATTACACCACCGGACATCATTTAATTAAGCAGCAACTTCAGTAGCCTTAAATGAGAAATTCAAATCATTCTCTTTAATCTCTGCGAAAAGAGAATTAATTTTGCTGCTCTGTATGGTCTGCTTTTCTACAGTACCATATTTTTTATTCATGAATTCTTTGCCAGCAGCTGTTGCGCCCTCAGCAATAGCAATACCATCTTTGGGAAACTCGGTTACGATCACATCTTTGACTTCATCTTTTGACATAACTAATCACTCCTTTTTGTTAATCTAGCAGTTCGGGATATTCTTTACAATCTTTTATTTCTGCATCAATGCTGTTTGTATTAATTACTTCCGCTGCAGCATCTTTAATTTTTTCTTTTATATCTTCAATATATTCTGAATCATCTCTTCTAGATTCATCTATTACAATATCATATTGATCAAGATCAATACATATAGAAAATACAACTGTTGCTTGTGCCATCTTATCCTCTTCTTATAATTTCAGTTAATTCATTAAACTGATCTCTACCATCCTTCCAAAATTCATCTTGTCGATCATTCAATGATTCTTCCTGTTCTATTCCCCATAATTTTTTACAAACCCTAGAACAAAATCTTTGATAATCATTGTATACTTCATCCTCTTTTATATAGATCATAGGTCGAAAACTATTCCCACAATAAGGACAAATAATAGTTGCGCCTTTTAATCTCATCTTAGTAGGATAAGTAGAAAACGCGCTAGGATGTATTAAAAATACTTGATCTTTATATACATGATCTTTAATTATTACCATACTAGATGATGTCACATCAACCCCCAGTCACCATCACATTCATATTTTCAATATTAAACATATTTCGCTTATTAGATGTTGGCGGCCATTTTGAAAATTCAACTTCCTCTAATCCTTCTTCTGGATCAGAAAATTTTGAATTATATAACATATGCTGCTTCTCACCATTTTCAAAGGTAATTCTTAAAGCAGTATAGTTGCAATTGTGTGGGTCTGGAACACAATCAATTCTTTTTATTTTTCCACCACCAAGATAATCTATTACTGCTTTTTTCAGTTTATCTCTATCAACACTCATAACTTTCCGTAAGTCTCCAATCTATACATCTGGTCTGATGCTAGTTTATGCAAATCTAATTGTGTTGCATTACTTATCAAAGCATATGAATTCAATTTCATCCACGCGAAAGGAAATATTATTGCCTTTGGAATCAATCGTTTCATATTGTTTCTTCCTGACTCATTCAAACTATGAATAATTACAATTTCAGGTTCTTTTTCTGGATTAGAATTTATCCATCGAGCAACCGCAGATCCAGTATTTTCTTCTGTTTCTGCAACATGTACTGCTCCACCAAGATCATGATCCAAGAAAAGAACAGTCCACTTTTCATTGTTCAAATAGTTAATAGCATGAATTGCTTCTTTTACTATAACCACTTCAGTTTGTTCAGAACAAAAGTTTCTTTGAAATGTGCTATTTCTATTATCATCATCTTCTAATATTAATATTCTCATTTCACTAGATCTATACAAAAATTAATTTCATCCGTCACCGACTTATCACCGTTGATACTTTCACCAATTTCTATTGCGGCATTTTCAACTTCTTGAGCATTAGTATTAAACCAATTAATACACTGATCAATAGTTGGATTTTTAGGACCACCAAGATTATCAGAGGCAATAACTGCTAACTGCTGATATTTATCTTTTAGTGGATCATCACTGCACTTGCATCTTAAATCATAAATTGAAGTAACTTTCTTAAAACCATTATTAACTTTCTTTGGTTTCGGCATACAGTCTTTCCTCTTCTTTTGTACAAAGTTCTATTTGAATTATTCCATTCTTAGAAATCCTATACGGATCATCTGATGTAATTATAATTCTACTATCATTATTCAATTGTGTAATTTTATTTTTAATCGCAGTATATAGATCATAAGAAACTTTGAAATCTTCATTAACCTTATCATTTCTTATACCATATGAAGCTTTATCAGTCAAATCAAACAATTCATCTTTTATTGTGTGTATTGCTGTTTCTACTTCTGAGCTATGAAAATTTTGAATATTATTCTTAAATTGTTCAATCTTGGAGAAACCAAGATCAGACAATACAGTTTCTAACTGACCAATACCCAGTCTAGTATACGATTCCAAAGCTTCATGCAGAATCCTTAATTGGTTTTCATTTACTATCATCTTATACAGTTTCACTTCCCCGATCTCCCTTTATATAGCATACTTAAAAAACATCATATCCAAATCTTTCAATGCTGATTTATCATTATCTCTATTACCTTTAAATTTATCTAAAGTGACATTCTTTATTTTATCTATTTCTCTATAGATCAAACCATTTAGAATAACATTCTTTGGTTCTCGACCCAGTTCAGCGCCATTGATTTTGTCGCTTAATAGTTTAAACATTTGAGCATTTTCTTCATTATTAAAACAAGAACTAAGCATACAAATTAAATCTTGAAATTTAACTGGTATTGGTTCTGAATATTTTTCGATCCAGATACATGCCAACAAAGTTCGAAGAATATAAATATACTTCTTAGTCCAAACAATGTTTTTATCTTTTAAATATTCATTAATATTTCTATTTGTCATATGATAATAATGATACAGAGCTTGACTTCTTGAATATAACTTGTTAGTCAAATTTCTTATTTCTATATAAAATTCTGTGTTCTTTTTATATATGAGTGGTGTATTCAACCACTCAATTAGCGGGCAATTACTCTTATACAAAAGATACAATGCTTTACTAAGATCCCAACCATTAATGTCTAGATTAGTTTCTTCTTCAAGAGGGTATTCAATACAATCCCTCATATCAACATTATTCATTCTACTAACTGACATATACCAAGGTAATGAATGAGTATAGATAAATCTCACATCCCAATCACTATCTTTTGATTCAAAACCCCAAGTACGACTACCTGACTCGCATGCATACAAAATCTTTATATCATGTTCTTTTTCAATATCCTTTAGACGAGACAAAATAACTTCCTTCACAAACAAAAACTCCTTTAACTACTTCATTATTATAATAGTATCTGCTCTAATAACTGGAGGCGTAGAAGAGTAGTCAATTTGATCTATTGTCCAAGCAAACTGAATACCATCACCAGGAACAATTATTTTAAACTCTTCAACTGGTATATTTTTATACCCAGAAACAGTATCATTTAATCTCTGAAGGTTAACACCTTCCGTCACAATAATAACATAAGCAGAATCTTTAGTAACAATCTTAGCTAGATCCCCACTTTTACCGCCAACAGGTTCGCTGATACTTGCTACAGTACTATTAGTACTAAATGGATAATCAAAATTAGGAGAAGTTGTACCTGTTGGTTCACATCCTATAATAAGCAACGGAACTATAACTAAACAAATCGACCATATAAAATTTTTCATTATAAAATACCTTTAATTTGAATTATGGAGCAGCTTCAGTACTTGTTGTAGTAGGAGCAGATGAATCAACATGAATATTATTACCTGATCCATTAACATTAATCTGAGTACTGTCTCTTCCTGATGTCGCAGTTTGCTGATGACTACTACTATCAGAACTATTACCCCACCATCCCTGATTATCTCCAAGTTTATATGCACCATAAGTCATACCAGCATCAAGAACACCTAAACCAAGTTGCTGCCAGGGATGCTGCATAATAACATCCCAAGCTGCAGGATCCATAAGATCCATTCCAACCATTGCTCCGCCAGGTACTGCAGTGACCCTTATAGCACTAGGAGCGGCACCCATTCTGAGCGAATTAATTGCTTGTTGATCACCAGATGCAATAATCCTTTGCTGAAGAACCTCATCTTTTGAATAAGAGTATCTTAGCATTGATGTGCATCCACTTGAAATAATCATCGATCCCAATATAGTAACTACAACTGCTGTTTTAAGTAATTTCATAATACATCTCCCAATTGTTTAATTTATTATTTATTCATTCTACAAACTAAAAAATTTCAAAAGAATCATTTCAGATGTTTCTCTTCAACTTCCCATCCTTGTTCTTTATAAAACTTTTTTCTGTACTCTACACTAGAAAGGAGTTCATTACATCCGGTATCAACGATATCAAATACAACAGGCTGTTTCTTATTTGCTTTCGGTCGACATACTCTTCCAATTGCTTGTTCTATATTTGATATTCTGTTAGACATTATTAAGCAGTCAAGATCAACTCTATCAGTTCCATCTCTACTACTTCCAGGTGTACTGAATACAAATTTCTTCATCAAATCAGAAGCTTGTTTATCTCCACTTCGAGGAATGAAAAATCCTACATCATTTTGATTGGGGATTGCTTTAGCGCACATATCTAAAACTTTAATTCTATCAGAAATCATTAAAGTTATTCTATCGGAATCATATATTTTTCGAATTATCTTTTTCATCATTGGAATGTATGCATCATTTTTCTTTGATGTTAACATCTGAAGGTATCTAGCTGTATCAAATTTTGGATAACTTAATTTATACTTACCATCTTTAATAGGTATACCCCAATAAATATACTGTTTAGCACATGCAACTGCTTTATGATCAAAATATAAAATAATTATCTTAGGATGCATTGTTTCTGATTTACCATCAGGTTGGAATACTTGTCCAAGATGGTGCCATATTATATCATGATTATGATCAGCTCTTCCTGGAGTTGCACTCAATCCAAATGTCTTTTTACATGGAGTAAACAAAGCAGATCTAGAAAATTTCTCAGCACCGGATGTTGTGTGACATTCATCCCATACTGCCATACCAAATCTAGCATCAAGAATTAATTTTTCAGCATCAGGTACTCTATCTATTATACTATTCATTGTCTGAACAGTTGATAATACAATGGGTTTCTTTAATACGTCAAATCTATCTGCTGTACTTAAATGACCAATATCATCTTCAGTTGCAGTAGAATGTTCCATGAATCTTTCTTTCCATTGCCCAATTAGAGAATCTTTATGAGTAAAAATAATTACTTTCTTTTTTATGCTACAAACAGCACCAATAGTAATTACTGTTTTGCCTTCACCAGGTTTTAGTTTCAACACCCCTCTGCTCTCATTCATCATAAATTGAAAACTTTGGTATTGAAGATCACTTCTCCATTTGGTTTTAAATTCAACTTTGATATCTTCGCCATCTGGAATATAATCAATCACTTTATGACCAAAGGATTCGACTGGATAGAACCTCGGTATCCAAAGATGACCATCTCGCCTTTCAAAATAGGTAGATGTCACCTTCACGGTTGGATCATCATATGATGCACCAGTCCGGGTCAAATCTTTGATTATTTCTTGGCACCAAGGTTCCGCTTCACATTGAAGAGGAATCCGGATGCATGAGGTTCTTATTAAATTCATACTTTATCCAAATTAGGAGTCGGAATATATTCTGCATAACCAGTATCGGTTTCATGCAACCTAACTTTAAAACAGGAAGGGATCATACTATGAATATATTCATACATGTCCTTTGCCATATTTTCAGCGGTAGGATTATATCCAACAAGTTTAAAATTCCTATTATATTTCTTCAAACAATCAATATATTCCTTTGGCATCGTTGTTGGCATGACCAAGCAATGATCCCAAGAATCAATATACGACTTAATCTTATCTTTAATCATAGTAAAATCAATTACCATTCCAGTAGCATCCAACTTAATAGATTCAAAGAACAATTCACAAATATAGCTATGCCCATGAATCTGGTCTGCGCAGGCGGTTGAATACGCCTCACTCAACTGATGAGCCATTTCGAATTTAAATTTCTTTCTAATTACGAACATATTGGTTTCTCCTTCAACAAGAAATCTGCTTCGGTTAATTTTCTTCCTGTAAATCCAATCTTCTTCATATAAGTATTCATTGCAGAAATATTTTCGAACTCCTTCATATCAGTACCTTGATGATAACGATATAAAGGATTCCATTCATCTTGCTTCTTATTATGACGAAGACTATAAATAATCCATATATCAGCTTCAGAAGGATGAACCAAAGAAATGATTGCTACATATCTAGTGCTCTTTGATTTGCTTTCTAGAGGTGTCTCAAACTTTATCCAGTTATCAATCATCCAACCAAATTTGTCATTTGTCAGTTTTTCATTTTTTATCATTCCAATTTGACAAACATCATCTTTGAAGTACTTGCACTGTTCATTTTTAGGACACACTTCAAACTCATTGAGTGCAATCTGTGTCCTATCTTTCAATACAAACAAATAACAAAACATTTTTATTCCCCTATACTAGATACGATGAATATTTATCATCCCAAACATACTTATTGATATTATTCAAATTCGTTTGGTGCTTTAATTTCTCTGCTTCCAGACCTTCAATATCAGTCTTCAATTTAAGTATTCTGCTAATGGTATACTTATCAAGCATTGCCTTAATATTTTCCACAGATATCTGAGTATCTGTACAAATACCAGCAATAAGAAGATCAGGTTCATCTGGATGCAATTTTAACCATTTAGGCAACACAGCTTTAATCTTTGCCAACATTATCAATTCATCTATATCTTTTTGCACTCTTGCAATGTTATTTTTTAAAACAACATCAACAATCTGTAAATAATTTTTATAGACATTCAATAACATTTGATCAATAGATACAAGAACTACATTCCCTTCCATATCACACATATTGCATTCAAACGTAGTAGAACCAACAAGATGATAGTTAATCTTCTTATTCAATTGTTCAAGCGTTAAAGACCTTTTCAGAGAAAGGAATCTGACTTTGGTTGAACTTGTGGATTCATCTATAAATCCAACAGTCTTTTGAATTTGAATTTCACTTTCAAGACTCTTCAGAATCTTCATCAAAGATTTACTAGGAGGCACTGATTTAACGATCACACTCTTATTGGTATAATCTATTTCAGATACGCCTCTGTACTCAATCTTTGCCTTACCTGTCGTAAGCAACTCTTGAAAATCTTTATCCTTGCTAATATAACTACAATTTGTAAGAGGTCTGATAATTGGCTCTTTAGCTTCATAACCAAGTAACCATTTCAGTCTCTTAACCAAATCCTTAATATTATATGAAGGAATAACTGTTCTGCTTCCAAAACCAATTCCTTGTGTATAATTCTTATTAATCAAACATATAGGGAGTTTAGTAGGAATAAAAATTGGTTCTGCTTTCAGTTCCAATTCTTCTTGATTAACAAACTTTATATATTCAAAAGCTAAATCAAGTACGAATTTACTACTTCTAACTTCAGTATACCTCATGGCGGCAGGTTCACAAGAAACAATACCACTATCACTTCCAAAATTTCCTTGACCTTTTACCAATCCACCATTAACTAAAGCAACCAAAGAACCATAAGCGCTTTGGTCACCATGAGGATGATACTGTCCAATACACCACCCAACAACTTCAGCTGATTTAACATTGTTATCCTTTGCTCTTTCAAACAAAGAATATAACAGTCGTCTCTCGACTATCTTACAGCCATCGAGTACTGATGGGAATGCCCTAAATTTGTTAATGTATTTTCCATAAGTGGAGTATAGTTCAGATATTTGCTGTTTCAAAATAACATCCCCTTATTATTTTTAATTTATTCCAATCCATGATCTTCGTCATCTTTTTATTCTCCATCCTCGCCAATCAATCCTCTTTTCGATTCAGCATCCGTCATAATCTTCCAAATCTCTTCTGGATCATCTGGATACTCAATCTTTTCTAATCTCCTAGTTTCTTTATCTAGAAGACAAACTTTCAATTGGTCAGGATTCATTTCTCCGAGACCTTTATATCTCTGAACCTTTATATTTTCATTATCTTTCTTAAATGTCTCAAGTTCTTGATCATTATAAAATGGGTAGAACTTACCAGCTTTAATCGCGCCATAAAGCGGCATAATTGCTCTATAGACAGTCACACCGGGTTGGATTAACCCTGGCACCAACTTCAAAAATAAAACCATGAGGAGCGTCGTTATGTGAGCTCCATCAGCATCGGCATCAGTAGCAAAAACTACCTTACCATATCTGATATGTTCTAAATCAAAATTGGGTTCAATCCCTGTACCAAGAGCATTGCATATTTCTACCACTTCTTTATTTTTCAAGAAGTCTTTTTTACCACCTGCCATGTTAGGAATCTTTCCCTTCAAAGCTAAAATAGCATGATACTTTGTATTTCGACATTGTACCAAACCACCAGCAGCAGAAGATCCTTCAGTAATGAACAACTCACTCTGATCAACATTATGAGTAGTACAATCCTTTAACTTAGAATCAATCACCTGATTGAATCTAGAAACTTCTTTACCGCCTTTAATAATACTTTTATTAGTGGAGAGACTCTTTCTATAAGATTCAAAGAAAGACAAAAGTTGATTTTTCAACTCCTGGTTAGTTTCGAGAACTTGCTCTAACTTCTTATCCATTCCATTAAAAAGAGTATCTAATTTTGCTTTGGATGTTGAGAGTTTTTCCTTTGTCTGACTGGTATATTCTGGTGTATACAATGATATCATTGTAAATGCCCGAAATCCAACAAAGCAATCTTGTGGTTGAAAACTCAACTTCTCTTTCTTTGCATATTGTACAAATAAATCTCTAAATAAAGTATAAACCATATTGATGTGTGTTCCTTGATTAACACTCAATAGATTTACGCAACCATGCTGTTTTGCTGGAGATCCACCATTCATATCCCAAGCAAACTTTACAGTGATCTCTTCATCTTTAATCTTATTAGAGATAGAAAGCATGGGTGTGATATTTTTAGTTTCTCCATCCATAAGTACTTCATTAAAATATTTTACCATGTCGTAATGAATAACTTCCTTCTTATCATCTTCCATCAATATCAATTTAAGATGCGGTATACTAACAGAAGCAATACGAAGTCTTTCTCGAACTGGAGTAATATCAAATTCCAATTTTTCAAAATATTTTTTACCTGGTTTGAATGATACCTGAGTAGCAAATGGTCTCTTATCACTAGGAGAATCCACTGTACTTTTATTAACAAGTTTTGCATTCTCAAAACGATAATTTACTTTCTTATCATCTCGATATACAATAAATTCAACCCAGTCAGAAAGTGCAGTTACAGCAACAAGTCCAATTCCATGTAAACCTGCTGCAATACCATAAGCTGCTCCTTCTTGTCCCTTTGAAAATTTACCACCACTAAACAACTTAGTAGCAATTGTATTAATAACGTCACCAGTGATAGGAATACCTCTACCATTATCTGAAATAGTGCATATATGTTCCTTCTGATCGACAAATACCCCAATCAATGAAGCATGTTTTGCATTAGCTTCATCAAGCGAATTATCCAAAACCTCAAACAACAAATGATTAGGTCTTTCTGTCTCGCCAATGTACATTCCTGGATTTTGCCTGATGTGCTGTAACTCCGACAGTACAGTAATGCTATTATGATCATAAATTGGTTCTTTTTTATCTGTCATAAATTTCCTTTATTTTCTAATATAATATTATGAATTTCTTTTTCCGATGGAATCCTATCTTTAAATCTATAAATTTTCCAACCAGCATTTCTAATTTTATTATCTCTTTCATTATCATGTTGCTGATCTTGATGCCAATAAGATCCATCATATTCTAAATCTATTTTCAAAGATGGTATAGCAATATCTAACAAAACATTTAATTCTGGTAATGGATAATTCAAAATAGTTTCTAAATTAAATTTTCTAACTGTATTAAAAAATTCCATCTGAGGCTGTGAACAATTTGTATTTCCACAAAGTGCTTTTATTGCTCCACCATTTAACATATATTGTCTTTGATTTTCTGCTAACTCTGGTCTTTCTTTAAAAATTCTTTTCTGAGTTTCCTGATTTTTCTTTCTGTTTTCCGGATCAAGATAATGTTTCTTCAATCCAGAAATAATTTTTTGAATAGCTTCTGGATTATCTTGTAAATGATGATTATTCCTATAACAATTTATACACCAATCAGCATCTATAGAATGTGTTTCTTTTCCACAATCTAGGCAAATTCCCTTTTTTCTACTTTTTATTTCATCTGGAAAATTATTTTCTGATCCATATTTATTGATATAATACTGATAACATATTGGAGAATAAGTTAATATATGATGTATTACTCTTTTAAATTTTTTAGAACAGCATTCGCATACTTGATAATTATGTAACTTGGTAGCAGAATATATCCTAGTTGGAAAATCATCCTCTATTTTATACTTATTTATATAAAATTGATAACATGGTGTATTATTTTTCTTACCAGACATAAGATGCATCTGAAGTGCAAATTCTCGTTTAAATTCTTTAAAACAGCATTCGCATATTTTAAATTCAGGTTTCTTTATTTTCCAAGGAAAATCATTTTCAGTTTTATACTTTTCAATATAAAATTGAAAACAATCCTTATTAACTTCTCTATGATTAATAGATAAATGATAATTTAAACCCTGAATACCTCTAAACTCTTTATTACATTTTTCACATTTCATATAATTTATTCAGGATTAAAACTAACATGATCTAATTCATTTAATGCGTCACTATCCCATCACTAAAGTATTTTGAAAATAATAAACATGTATGATTGCATCCTCTACATAGTGAATTATAATCATTTTTTATTGCGTCTCTTGCTGCAGGTAAAATCATTTTATCACTATCTGAAAATATTTCATTCAATTTTAATTTAGGAAATTCGACTCCTCTGATCCTCAAACACAACCGAAATGTCCCATCACTATCCACAGTCACATTATGCAAGTCTTTATGTATTGCACATTTCATTTCACATGGAAGAATACCATATAACTTGATCAACATTTCAGGAATATGAACCTTCAATGAAGAGTCGGACATAATATCCATAAATTGTTTGGCAACACCTTCATTTTTATGAACTAACAAATGTTCATCTTTGATTGTAGAAAAATCATAATAATTACTTTTCTTCAGATCGATCGTTGTTATGCTACTATAGATATTATTCTCAGAAAGAATTTTTACAGTATCATATAAATAAGTATAATTTTGTGATGTTACAGTCATCTCAGCAACAACATCTTCTGCTATTCCTTGAGACTTTAGGAGACACAAATTCTTAAATCCAGCTATCGTTTTATCAATAGCATGATCTTTTCTAGAACTGTATCCGCCATATAATTCCGGATCTACAGAGGCACTAAATCCTCTAATCTTACCAACGTCTTTATACAACTGTAAAATTTTTGGTTGAATCTCTTCTGTGTTATTTGATATTATAGTGTAATATACATTCCGTGCGTGACAGTGCTTAATAATATCAGTCAATCCATTATACAAAAAAGGTTCACCGCCATAAAAAATTAAAAATACATTAGGGTTATTCAAAACGAGCTTGTCAATAATCTCAATCCACTTGGTGCTGGTCAATTCATTATCCCGATAATGTTTCATATTAGGATACAATTTTGGCATATCTTCATAATCACGAACGATAGAACAATAATCACACCGCAAATTACATCTTCTAGTCAACAAAATATTTGCTATCTGAATTTTATCCATAGTTTTTCCTTGAATGAAAAACCCGCCTTTATACCGTTTAAAGTATAAAGGCGGGTAATTTTTATTTAATTAGATTTAAATTCCGAGATCGAAATTAGAATCATTTGCAACATCAACTGCCGCTGTCTGCGTTTTTGCAGAACCGGGCGATTCAAATGGAACTGATCCACTATTATCAGATGCAGGTTTTCCTGTACCAGCTCCCTTAACACTAGATGTTCTATCAAACTGCTTTTCAAATTCAGATTGCATTGATACCGCAGAATTCATTACCTGTTCAACCGCCTTATCAGGAAGTTGAATTTCAGGGGTAAATGAAAAGACCTGCTTATCACCGAAATCAGACTTAGCAAGAACAACTTCAGCATAAGAAATAAACCTTCTGGGCATAACCACGAGTCTTTCGAATTCAGGTTTATCACTCAGAGGAGGTAAATTCTTCGCCTTTTCAGAGATCGCCTTAATGAACTCAGATGCGCCATTAAATCTCATTCCTGCGCACTTAAAGAAAATCATTATAGGATCACCCTGCTTAATTTTAGCATCGGGAATATCTTTAGGATGAGTCAATGCTTTCTTAGTTTTAGGATCAAGAGCAACACCAGCAATAACATATGCATACTTACAAGTGTCATCAAGCTTCTTTACATCATCATCCCAACCAAAAGCAACCAGAGTATTAAAATCCTTACCATCCCTACCCTTTGCTGCAACATATTTTTCCCAGAAACGTTTTGTAAAATACGGGATAAAATAAACTTTTGATTCATTATTTATCAAATACGTACCACTATCAATCGAAGGCATACACTGCAATTTACCAAACTCTTGACCTTCACGAGCTGCTCCTGTAATAAATACAGAAAAGAACTTGCCTGGTTCGCGTTTAGCTGATGCAGAACTTACCTTTGCTAGATCACCATAATTATCAGAATTTAACAATGCCATAACTCTCTCCTTATACAAAAATCTTTGAATAAAAAATGTATTAAAACTCCCACTGCCTATTATTATTTATCTTACCATAATCAGGTAAAAGTGATTATGGCAAGATTATATTACGAAATATTTTAGAATATTATAACTCTATATCATAAATAAATATATATAGAAGTATCAACCTATTTTAACTGGAGCAACCATTGGCGCAGGCACCTGAACTGGGACTCCTACTACTGGGGCTTGTTCATTTTCGACACATCTACCTTAGTTCCTTCAAAAGATACCAGATTCTTAGCATCAAAATCTATAATAATATTTGCTGCCTTTGATCTCATAATCATATTTGAAAGTGCCTTGATCTGGGGCGTTACAGGTACTTCTATTCTGAGTTCTGTATTATCCTTAAACTTAAAGAACATACCATCACTAGTATCCTGCAATTGAAAAAATGAATCATTACCAACTTCTATCTTCAGAGGACCTTTCTTAATCGTAACCATTGTACTATCTCCTATTTGTTTCTGATTAGTTGTGTTGATATTACTCCTGGCAAATCAGATAATACCAGTATTGTCAGAGTCTTAACTCCTTCTACAGACGAACAATTATCAAAATGAAATTTAAGATATGGATTAACATCATCTGTATTTATTATTTTATTCTTGATTTCAAAATAATGTGCAGTAAACAAATCATTCATTCGTTGCTTATCCGCTAAAGTATTCAAATCAATCAAAGGCAAACAAAACGATAAACTATCGATCCATTCATGCCTAATTATATATTTAACAAAATCAGAAACTTCATCTAGTTTCTGCTCTACTAAACCAGTTCTAAGAATATATTCTTTTACAAAACCGAAATTATATTCAAAATCAAGTTTATCTAATAATCGTTTTATATAACTTTGAAATTCATCTATAGGAAGTTGTGATTTAATATCTTCAAAATGCAAATCAAACTCTATTTTTGAATACCTAGTTCCTATTGATTCTAATACAGAATCTTTTAAAAACATTAGATTCTGATTAACCATTAATTGATCTTGTTCAATATCTACTTCATCATACGGAGAAATAACCTCTGACAATCTTTGATCTAAACTCTTCATATTTTTTTATTCCTTTGTAATTAATTCCAATACAGTTTTAAAATCGTTTATAACTTGTTCTTTATTAACGAACCAATCTGTATCTTTAATAATAAAAAATTTACATTTCAGATGGGCTGTTAACTCTTTTTCTCTTCTTTCATCATGTTCTATATAACAAGTACTGTTATGGTGTGATTCATAAACTTCTATTATAAGATTTAAATCTTCTAAATATCCATCAGGATAATAACCAATACAGGTAAAATTTCTTTGAATTTTTCGACCAGTAATAGCTTCTAATTCATCTAATATTAATTTTTCATTCTTTCCCATTTGAACTTGATATTCTGATCCTTGTGATTCTATATTATGAATAAAGTTTTCTCTATATGATTGTCTTGCCTCTGGAGTTCTGCAATATAAATCACCAAAATGCAAAATCTGAGTATCTATTTTTTTCTTCTTTATATCTTCAATTTTTGAAGGGTGATCTACACCATATCGATCTATACATGTTTGCTTAAATTTTTCTTTGAGCTCATCTGAATGTAATGGATTTATCACTCCATATTTTTTCATCATACCACTTTCTTTTACATCATCCAACATCAATATATTTTCAACACCAAAATTTTTCTTACATGTATCTCTCATCTTTTCTTGTATTTTCTTATTTTTAACTGCGCATGATGGTCCACAAAATTCATTATATGCTTCTGATAAATCTCTATTAAATTTCTTCTTTTTCCCGCATTCCGGGCAGATATCTTCATTCTCTTTTTTCAAATAAGTATCATAATATTGCTGAAGAGTAAGATTATGTATTTTTTGGATGTGATGACCGATCCTCTTCAATTCTATATTACAAATTTCACATTTCATAATTTTGCGTTTAACATCATTGAAGCTAAATAGACTTCTAGTGTTGATTTAGTTGCTCCGCTAGTAGATTCTCTATACTTAGCTTCGCCCTTCTGAATGATATCGAATAAAATTTCATCTTTCAATTTCTTATTATCAGATAGCGGTCCTAATAATTCGCGTAGTAGAGTTTCGGCTCCATGCGCAGCTATTGCCCACGTATCAAATTCACCAAGTCTCTGTCCACCACCAGCAGATGCACCAGCTGTAGGCTGAGATGTACCAGTTGCATACTTGCCAATAGATCTAGCATTAATCTTATATTCTGCCTGCTGTTCCAGCTTCTTATAATAGAGATATCCTATTGCGACAGGATTTTTTGTCATCGTATTATATTCAGGAAGTTTTAAATTATATGCTGATTTAAGTCCGGCCATTTTTAAAGTCTTAGATATCATTTCCTTACTAGGTACTTGGAATGGCGGAACTATAATAGGAAGTATATACCCAGATGATTGAATCTTCTTGATATAATCAGAATATTGTTTATCTGATAGTGATGAAAATGATCGAACTATACTTCTTGATAATGATTTATCTTTCGTTGCATCCATAGAGGTATAAATATTAGCAACCAATTTCATTGCTTTTTCAGTTTTAACTGGACCCATAGCAACTAATTGTTTGGCTAAAAACTTAGCAATTAAACCAGTATACATTTCATAAATCGTGCCAGGATTCATGCGGTTGATTACCGCAACAGGATTTAGAATAATGTCTATCGGTTCACCCCACGGAGTAACAGGCATATTTTCAACTTTCTCAACTAAAGTAATAACACCTTTTCCACCATGACTATTAGCAAGCTTATCACCAACAATAGATACATCGTACCGTTCTATTTTAAATACAACTCGTATACCAGAAAATGGTGTTTTAGAACCATGTTCATTTGTTAAGAATCTTTCTGGGAAAGGACCTTTCATCTCTTCCCATTTTCTTTTGAAGTTTTCAAATGCAGGTATTAGAACAGGGAATTTCTTAATAGATATATTTGGATAAACTTCTATTGCAATAATCTTGCCACCAGGTGATCTTTTAACCTGCTGACCTTCTATTAATTCTTCCTCTTCTATACCTAACAACTCTTCAACTTCTTTAGATGATCTAACGATTAAAACATCGCCTTTTTTAGTAAGGTCACCTTCTTTAGCAATTTGTTTGATGGTAGAGGTTGCTTTAATATCTATTGTTATTTCTTCATATGAAGTAGAAGTATATTTTTGACTTGCTACTCTATCAGAAATAATATAACCATCTTCAAATGCGTACCCTTTCCATCCCATTATAGCTGTTAAAAGATTACATCCAACTGAAATAACACCATCTTTAATATGTTTTCCTTCAGCAAGAATTTGACCAGCTTTTACCCTTTGACTATCTTTAACAACCGAAGTGAAATAATTTAAAGAACTCTTACCCTGAGCAGATCTTAATATTTTAGTATCTAATGGAACTACATGGTTTTTACCCTTTGCATCTTTAACATACACTGCATTTCCACTCTGTCTAATAATCTCACCATCAACAGGAGATTTCTTAACATAAGAATCAGTAAGCATTGAGGTCATTACTGTTTCAAATCCAGTTTGCACAAGTGGTTGTTCAGCACCTAATACAGGAATAGCTTGTTTTGTTTGAGATGCTTGCAACATAACTCGGCAACCATCATCAGAAGATACAAATGGAACACACGCTGAAGATGGACTTAGGCAAGATGACTTTATATCTTTATCTTCAAATTTTCCAAATGAACCTCTAGAACTTCCCATAGCAGCATCGATTGTCAACTGATTAATTACACCGATAGTTCCATTTTCTGGAGTGTCCATCGGGTCGAAATTACCATAATAACTATCGTTAATATTTCTAGCGGATTTAATAACACTATGATCATCAGCTAAACCACCAGGACCAATAGGAGTAACTCTGGTTAAACTAGACAGCTCTTCATACGGATTAATATTTTCAAGAGATCTAATCATCTTACTACTATTAACGATATTACTAACTATCTGCTTAGTATCACAATAATATTGAGCATCTTCGTCACCATGTTCTTTCTTCTGTCTATACTCATTATATGAACCAAGAATCAATTTCTGAATCTGATAATTGAATATTTCAGAGCTTCTGATTCTTTGTTTACTGATATCATTTCTATTGTATATAAGATTATTTGCTAGTCCCTTACAAATATAATAAATACAACCAGAAAATGTAGTTGGGAGCAATTTGGTTTTTAGAATCTGAACGGCAATAGGTTCCATAATATTATCTAATACAGTATCTATCTGGAATATACAATTTCTATTATCAGTCTGTTTAATAAGGAGATTATGAATTGCTTCTTTTGAAGTTAAAGATGCTGTATCAAATATACCTTTCATCTCATATAATGAATTTATCAAAATCCTAGCTTCTGGAGTTGTGAAAGTAAATATCATAAATTTACCATCAGTCATCTCATATACTTTCAGATTTTTATCTTCTGGTTTTGCATCAACTATGCTAGTTTGAATTCCGAACAACTTACATGTTTCATAAAAACCAATAGCATAAGACAATACCAAGAAGGTGGGTAATTCATATCCTGCTATATAGGTATTGAAATAAGATTTATGTTTTGTTAATTTATGGTGTGTCGCTACAGTAGAAAACATAGTTTCTAGTTTAGCTTCTGTTGGTTTAATAAAGAAAATTGGATCAATTATGATCTGAAAGATCAAATATTTCTTTGATCCATTAATCATGAAGGTTCCATCATCTTGAATTTCTGGAAGATCTATAACTACTTCATGATTTTTCTTTTTCTCATCCTGCATAGTGATAGAATATCTAACGGTCTTTGTTGGTTCAAGATCACCAGGATCTACAGCAAGAGATTCTTTCTTAAATTTAACAACCTTCAAAGGAAACGTCTTCTTGGTCTCTAGTAGTTTAAAAGATCTGAGTAGATCAGATTCAAAGGATTTTGTAAAGTCGACTTTCCTTTTACTTAAAATCTTACTAGGATTCTTATTCTCATTAACAGAATTCATACTAACTTTACTAAATACAGCATCTCTGGATTCATTTTTAAAAGTATCATCTTCAAGAATAGATTGTGATAATTCAGTCTTTATACTCTTTATAGTAGATGTATAATTTTCTGGTTTAATATTATCTGTGATATTATCAGATCTCTTTTTATCTCTAGTAATACTAAAAAGCGTTGATGCTATTGTTAATTTATTAGCATCATCTGGATGAACTGCTGCCTGAGAAGTAATAGCAACTTGTTCATCTTCTGGCATCCTTTGAACATAAGATTTGATCGCCTTCTGCATTTTTAAATTTACTATAGGTGCAATTTCCTGTCCCTGTCCTAACGATTCTTGATCATGATTACCCTGAACAGTATTCACAACATTCTTTGAAAAATCTGTTATCTTTTCATCATCTTGAGTAGACTGATCAGTTAACATTATAGACTTCAAACTTTTAAATACGGTAAATAATCTAGAAGAGGATATACTGCCATCTGGTTTTGATAACAAAGTATACTTTACGGTCCCCTCTGATTGAATCCCCAGCATCACATAATCGAAAGGTATCCCTTCTTTAGAATTGAACATTGCATATAATGCAGTAGCCCGTCTGTTCCAAATAGAATCAGCTATGGGTTGATTTAAATCCACATAATAGAGCAAAACATTTTTTCTATTAGGATATTCTGCTTTAACAGAATTTAGATATGAAAAAATTTTCGAAAGTATTATGGATCTTCTGTAATTCCCTTTTTTAAACTTAGCATCTAACAATTGAAGAAAAACAGAAACATCAATAAAAAGATTGGTGATAAATGATTTATTTATTCTTATCGGAGAAATCTTATTTGAATAAAATTGCGATAGTGTTTTTGGGTTGGGTACTATTCTGGGTAATATAGAAGGAAGAACCGTTCCATAACGAACAAACCTTTTTGGTATCTGCATTTTTGGATACGCTAAAGAAAAAGATGTATTTTCAGGATAAAAAATAATGTTATAAAATTCATCATTTAAATCTTTTGTAATAGCTAGACTATTAGTATAGAACGGGTACAATCGAAGTTTCTTCAAATCAATCATAATAAATCCTTACGATGTAAGTACTTTGTTTTTTCTGTGTTTATCAATAAATCTCAGAATTGATGCTTTATCTTCTGATGGATCTACTGGTTCACCAGCAGAAATATTTAATTCTTCCTCTGGTTGCTTCTCAAGATCTTCTTCCTTTGAAGATAACTGTTTTAATATAGAAGTGATTTTAACTGGATCAAAGTGCTTTTGATCTTTGTTATATATACTCATATATTTAATCAATCCATCTTTTTCAATTGCTAAAAGAACATTATCAAATGGAAATGCCCCTTCTCCTACCTTTGCAATCATAGCTAATACAACTGATCTTCTCTGTATTAATTGCTCTGGTATATCTTTTGATACATCCGCATGATATATCAATATACTATTATATCCACCAAACTTTTTCGATTCTGTTAAATAGGTAATAATTTTAGATAATACTACTGGTCTACTATACACTGATTTTCCATATTGCTCATCTAATTTTGTGAAAAATAAACCAGTATCAATAAACGTATTTGAATTATCCGGTCTTGTGATTGGAATTAAACCGAGAGATTTCTTATAAGGCATAAGATCACTAGCTGTCACTATGATCCTAGGCATCACTGATGGAATAATAGAAACTTTTTTAGCATACTGTCTTCTGATGTTTAATTTAGGATACGTTGATAAAAAATCACTATTCTCAGATACGAAAATTATGTTGTATGGTTTCGGTTCATTGTTCGGAATAGATATCTGATTAGTTGCATATGGAAACAACTTCATCTTCATTACATTTAACATAGCACACTCCCTTTAAATTTTGTTCTCAATTTAGAAGTTTCCTGTGATAAGTTTCTCTAGTATTGTTTCATCTCCAGGTCTAGTATAAACTAATCCAGTGGTAATAGATTGTTTCGGATTTTCAAAAGCGAATGATTGTAACCATGATTCCATTCCTGGTATAGATTTCAATGATTTAACTATCGGATCATAGTTCTTATTTAACCTAGCAGGATATGACGGATTCCCCTTATCTCTCAATAGATTAGAAGCAAGAATTTCAAAGTGAATCATGTCAGCTCTCTTATTCAAATCAGTATAAATATCGTATAATTTCATACAGAAGTGATCAGCATTTCTCCAAGGTGTCTTACCAGAAAATGTAGCATTAATAATCTTAATCTTTTCCGAGAATACCTGTGGTGTTGGTAAGCAATCAAATACAACTGATCCCTTTTTGAATTTAATTGATATTATACCATTATGCTCTAGAAATACTTTATCTCTTAGATCTATAGCAATTTTATTATCAATAGTAGCATCAGCTGTAAATGATAAATATTTAATTCTGAAGAAAGCATAATTTAAAGATAGTGTATCTTTTGTTTGCATTATATCTGCATGCGGATCTTCATACTCAGAAATATCTATTGTTATTTCACCATCGGTTTCAGCTACCAGTTTGGATTCTTTTTGAACGAAAGATTTTAATAGGTAATGTTTTTCTGCATCAGGAATAATTCTAGATAATTCATTTATAATATCTACCGTCTTAATACTAACAGAACCGCCAGTATGGAATGTTCTCATAATAGTCTGAGTCAAACACTCACCGCATATCTCACCAGCAAGTATCCCAACATATTTGGTTCTATTTCTTAATAACAAGTTACCATAGCATGTTAAACAAATATCTTTAGAAAGACAATAAAGCGGCGACCTAAGTGATACAACCTTACCTATATACTTATTATCAAACGGAACTATTTTGCCGTCTGGATCAACTAAATATCTCCCCGATAATCTCTTAGCTATATCAGGAGTAACTTTCACAGTGAGATATCTTTTAGTCTTACAATCTTTAACTCTTGGATCTGCTTCCACTCTCTGTAATGCAAATACTAATTGTCTGGATAAATATCCAGTATCAGATGTATTAATAACTCTATCTATAATACCTTGTCTAGATCCATATCCACTCTGGAAGAAATCTTCACTATTAAATCCATCAGAGAATGAAGATGATAATACTCTAGGTCCAGAAGGTCCAGTAATTATACCTTTAGCTACAAGAATCTGAGACGCCTGTCCATATCCTTTTAAACCACCAGCTTTACCCATTAGACCTAAATTAGTATTTTTGGTTTCTAAATATGTTCTTAAAGCTTTTTGAATCTTATTTAAAATAATCTGAGCCTTCTCTGGATTTGACTCTTTTTTTAATTCTTCTTTGAGTGCTAAAACATCAGCCGGTATATCCATCAAATCATCTAATGAGAGTGTTGGTGCCATGATAGTATAGTATTTCATACCCAGATTAATCATATCATTTATGAAAGTAACATAAATCTGCTTATCAACATGTCCATATAACTTATATGCTTGCTCAGCTAAATTTGCTACATCGTCCTTTGATATTGGTTTATTAATATTCATTTTCTTAGTAGGCATTATTTTATTAAAAATAACTCTTCCTACTGTAGTTACTTCACCATCATATCTAATAATATCAAGAGGATGAAGTGTTTGTAATTCATCGTCTGATTTCATAACTTTAGGAGCATTCTTAAATGGTGAATCTTGTGTTAAAGCATAAATTCCGATTACCATATCTTTACTGAAATCATCTGATAAAGCATTCATTGAATCCTTTGATTCAGATGAAATCATTTTATCTCTAGCTTCGTCGATAGCTTCTTTAGTTACAGGAACATAAATAGCCATTGCATCACCATCAAAATCTGCATTGAATGCTGCACATTTAGCCACCGATAATTGAATCGTTTCTCCTTCCGTCATGACCGGTTTGAATCCTTGAACCGATTCACAATGCAGAGCAGGATCTCGTTTAGCTATTACTACTTTACCTATAATAGCTCTTGATACAGATGCTTTAATTACTTCTTCTAATTCCAGAGGAATCTTGTATCCATTATGAATACTTGTTAATACAGATTTAAGAGCAGGAATTGAAAGTGTTGATACTGGATCCCACATTTTTAATAGTTCTGCTAATTTTTCTCTATTAACATTTTTACTATTATATAGGTCATATAAAACAAATGGTTCATATAATTTAACCAGAGCTTTGAAAGGAATTCCTATCTCATCCACCTTTATTTTACCTGCACCGCCAGTAATTACAGCGCGTCCTGTAAAGTCCGCTCTTTTGCCCAAAATGCTCTGTCTGATCATACCTTCTTTTTTAGAAACTTTCGAAATTAAAAATTCATATAGATCATCTACAAGTTCCTGCATTTTCTGAGATAATATATCATACATCGGACCACTAAAAACTGATAACGATTGTATCTGCAGCGACTGTCTCATTATTTTGAAATAATAATCATTAACGGGTGGTGTTCTAAAACCACCATGTATTTCATCGACTTCTTGATCTCTAAATCCTGCAGGCATCACAATACATTTATCGATAAAAGCTAAACCCTTTTTATGATATGCTAGAGCCATATTCTTTAGATCTATTCGAAACTGATCCTCTTCTACTCGAGCTAGCATCTTTTCAAAATTTTTCATTACTGCATTCAAACTGTTTATTTCACCAGCTTTATCTTCTATTAAGAGACCAGTCTTATCCATTTTATAAGCTGCTTTTCTTGTGATGGCTAAAATTATTTTCTTATTCAATCTCTCTATAGGTTTAACTAATGCAGGATGCAAAACTTTGCAATGCAAATCTATAAAAGAGAAATTTCGTTTTCTCTCAATTGATTCTTTAGAACCAAAAATAATTTCTGAAAATAGACCGTCCGGGTGAAAAGCTGCTGATTTACCGACATTAAATTCAGTTGACGTAACGGGTTTCATGTTAGCAGTCACCCTATCAAGTTCCATTAAATAAATCATATAACTCCTATGCCCCTTTCTGTGGATGCAATATCTGTTTTGCCGGCATCATAGATTGTCCTGCGGGTGTCTTTGTTTGTCTTTTCTTTAACTTGTTATTATAAGAAGATAATTTCATAACTTCTTTATTTCTTCTATCTAATAAATATGAAAGTTTTGTTTGTACAGCGGGATTTGGCATTGCTGGATTTACTGATTTTTGCAGCTGGTGTATGGATATTGTTAGTTGCTGTATTTTACATCGGGAAGTACAAACAGATACTTGTTGCTGATAGTTCGGACCATTTTTAAACGATCTCCGGCATCTTTCAGAACACTGATCAAAATTATCTTGGGTATTTGCCACTGCCTCAAATACGCTAACTTCGTTTAATGTTTCCATAATGATATTAATCCCTTTGTATTTTGTTCTATTTTATTAATCATGAATCAAAATATTTTCAATAGATCAGTTCTTGAATGGATGAAACTACTATATATATAGCATAAAAGGAGATAGTATGATAAAATTTAAAGAAACAGGCAAGAGAAAATATAAGCTTTTTCAATTGGAAACAGTTGGTGAAGCAGCGCAAGAAACATTGATTTGCAATTTGGATCTAGTATTCTCCCCCATCTCGAATAAGTTTTTCAGGTTAACAGAATTTGTTGAAGATTGCAGTGAAAAATTAGGATCAGAATTTGATACATGGTTTATCGCCCTTATTACTGATTACAGAAAATCTAATTTTGATTATCAAGTAATCAAAAGAAATATTCCTATGCTAAAGGAAATGTGTAATAAGTATCTCGAAAAGATCAATATCAATTTTGAAGATTATATAAATAAATCGAAAGCTTCGAAGAACAGTATATTCTTTGATGCAACGGAAATTAAGAAAATTATACAGGTATCAAATTACCTGAAATTGTATTTCATTATCGCTCAAGATACTGAAATGAAATTGGTGAATAAGTTTCATAAAGAAGCTTATAATAAATTGATCGAAGATATCAATAACAATAATACAATCTATAAATTATTCAAAATCGTCAGTTCAAAGACGTATGAGTATAATTATACTGACAAGTATATGTGGGATTACATTAAAACGATTTATTGTAAGACTACAGATATGCACGTCTTCTCAATTTTTAACTTTTTGATGAATAATATTTTGGTTACATGCAGTACGACACAGAATCCTATTCCGTATCTTATTAGTGTGATCGATGAATCAATTAAATGGATATTGAAGAATATCTATAAGGATGCGATTATATATTCTGATACTATTAGTACTCAGGATGTATATACGATCCAGGGTAAAGATAATTTACAGAGTTATGCTCATAATGATACTGTAGGTAAGCTTCTGGTCATAAGTTATAACGAATTAGACAAATCAGGAATTGATAAGCTGGAAAGATTTAAAGTTACCCTGAGCGGTCTGAAAGAAATATCGTTATTCTCAAATTATATTACGTATCCAGTATTGAGTAAGGTTCTAGATATTCCGTACAGGCATTTCTTAACCTTGTCAGTATCGAATTCGTATCTGCTAAATCTCTTAGTATTTAATCTGCTTCCAGATGAATTCAAGAAGAAGTATCCTATATTAACGAAGATGTTGTTATACTATAATAAGCAAAAACCTATTCTGAAGACGACATATAAAGTTAAGGCAATTGATGTATTCACGGAAACTTCGGGTACGTTCTTAAGTTTCAAAAATTACGATACGCCATATGATTTTTATAGCTCAGTATGCGGTAAGATTAGTCGGAATACATATTCATCATTTATTAACGAGCAAGAAATATTAAATTTCCCGTTGGCAAAATTGGAAGTTGACATTATTAAGTTCTATAATGATTACTTTGATAATCGAATGGATCCTCTGTTTGATGAACTCAGAGTCAAAATAGATAAAATGTTGTAAAAGTAAGGTGGTGTAGGAGGTTAAACTTCTGCACCACCTTTCTCACATCATGAAAAAATTAAAAGGAGTTTGCTTTCAAATTATGAAAAGAAAAGATTATATTGATTGGGATACTACGTTCATAGGAATGGCTATCTTAATCTCACTTAGATCGAAAGATCCAAGTACTAGACATGGTGCAGTAATTGTAGATCAAAACAATCGAGTTGTGTCACTTGGCTATAATGGGTTTGCAAGGGGCGTATCCGATGATATTTTCCCATGGACAAGTCCTGAAAAGTATGACTATGTTGCTCATGCAGAAAGTAACGCGATTGATAATTCGAGTGTACCTCTCACTAATTGTAAACTTTATTTATGGTCAGAAAAAGGTTATCTTCCATGCTCGCAATGTGCAGTTAGAATGATTCAAAGAGGAATTTCGGAAGTTATTATAGCTACTCAGATATCAGAAAATACACAAACATATAACTGGGAACCAACTAGAAAAATGTTTGAAGCAACTGGTATAAAAGTAAGAATATTGGAACATCCATTTACAGCAATTAATAACGTAATAAAAGAATTTGGAAAAGCGGCAGAAACAGTAGTTAAAATAAAAGGAGATAGAGAATGAAGAAAGTATTAGTTATTGGTGCAGCAGTATGTCTAATGTCGGGAATTGTAATGGCACAGCAACCTCCAGCAGCTCCTATGGTTCATAAGTTTAATGAAAATATTCAGATCAAATCTGATAGTGACAAGCTTATGGCAATTGTAGATGTTGATGGTAAGGTTACTCTTACTGCCGGTTCAAGTTATGACGAAGTAATCAATATTTTGATCGTTCGAATGATCAAGCAAAATGGTCAGGCACTTGAGCAGATTCAGATAATGGGTAAACTAATTGATGATGCAAAGGCAAGAGCTAATGCAACTACCACAAAGGCAGCTGAAATATTCCAAATTTGGAATCCTCCTCAGACTAAAGAAGAACCGAAAAAAGTAGTAGAAGCTGTCAAAACTGTAAAAGAAACTCCAACTCCCGTAGGTAATAGGGGAACAGAAAACTCATTTTGGCAAAAACTGACAGGTAAATAAAATGGCAAAAGATACTATGAGTAGAGTAAAAAATACCAAGCAGTTTGATGAAACTTTTGATACAATGAAAAAAGCTAAAAAAGATAAATCGGTGAAATCAGAAGTTGTTAAGAAAACTGATTATGGTATTGGTGTTCGATATCATTATAAGTAAAGGTAATAACTTAGATATCGGTGGTGGATTTCTACTAAATATTTTAGAACAAATCTAAAAGGTAAATATGATACAAGAATATATATGTAAACTATGTTCTAAAAAATTTAAGAACAATGGATTTGGTAAACATATTATAGGAATTCACCATATATCTATCAATAATTATTATAATCAATTTATTAGAAAAAATGAAGATGAAGGAAAATGTGAAGTTTGTAAAAAACCAACTACATTTTATTCATTACCCGCAGGTTATCATAAATGCTGCTCTCGTAAATGCTCAGAGATCAGAACTAGAAAAGCAAGAGAAAAAACATGTTTCAAAAACTTTAATGGTCCTTCGCCATATAGTTCTGATTTAGTTAGACAAAAAGGAATAAATACATCAATATTAAGATTTGGTTCGAAACATGCTTTGCAAAATAAAACAATTATTAAAAGAAGAGAAGATAAATATTTTAAATTACATGGTGTAAAAAACCCATTTCAAAATTCAGAAGTTCAAGAAAAAAGAAGAATAACTTGTAATAAAAATTTAGGAACTGATTGGCCGATGCAGAATCTTGATGTTTTTCTTAAACGAGAAAAAGGTTATTTTAAAAGAAAAGAATTTATATTTCCTAGCGGAAATATAATAATTGTGCAAGGAGAAGAACCACAATTTTTAAAACATATAATAACACAAAACATCATTCAAGAAAATGAAATACAAAAAGGTCTGAAATTTCAATATCTTACTTCAGATGGAAAAATAAAAAATTATTTTTCAGATTTTTTAATTAAACATCTAAATTTAATAGTAGAAATTAAATCTAGTTATATTTTATCTAAATATGAAAAATATATGAAAGAGAAAGAAGATTGTGTTAAACGAAATGGTTATAATTTTATTTTAATTATTGATCAAAAATATGAAGAATTTGATAAACTAATTCAAAAATTACAGGAAACTAACTAATGCATATATGTCTAGAAGGACCAAATGGCGGCGGAAAAACAACAATCTTAAAAAATCTTGCAAAAAAAGGATATAGAACATTATCAAGTCCTAACGGAACATCACTTGCTCAATATCTTAGACCAGCATGTAGAGGAACAGATGAATGGACAAATTTGTCTGATATGGTAAAATTTCTTTTATTTTCCGCAGCTAGATGTGATGAATTTGATAAATTAGTTAAAAATCAAAAAGAAACAATTGTATGTGACAGGTGGCATTTTTCAACTTGGGTATATCAAGTTAGATTAGGAAATATACCAGAAAAATTATATGAAATGACTATACATCCAGAAGAAAAAATATCAAAAGTAATTATTCTTACTGGTGATCCGCAAACTCTTATTAATAGAGTAATATTGGAACGAGAAAAGAATCCTACTCATGGTGTTTGTACTTGGACAAAAGAAAAAGAAACCATGACTCGTATTAATGAAATATACAATAATGAACTTCCTGTATATTTAACAAATAAAAATATAAATATATCAATGATAGATACTACTGATCGTTCAATTGATCAAGTTCAATGTTTAGTAGAATCAGTAATCAATCTAGGTAAATAGACGGGTAAAAGGCACCATGATTATCGAAAGATAATCATGGTGCCTTCCCACACGAAAAATTTTTACATTTTTCCTACTGGTTCATGCTGTAATGGATGTGGTATTACTGCATTCACCATTCTATCGGGAGTAGAAAGTACATTCTTTATTGCAGGTTTAACTGAGTGCACAACTCTACTGGCTCCTGATCCTAATGCACCAGCTACTTTCTTTCCGCCAATCATACCACCAACCATTCCTAATGGTCCTAATGGAGCACCAGCTATAGCACCACCTATTGTTCCAGCTACATTAGCTATCGGTCTAATAATACCTATTTCATTAACAACTTTACTTACTATTTGATAGCCATTAATTCTCATATTATTTAATCTCTGGTTTTACTTGCTTATTTCTAATACCATAACCCTGACCTTTAAATCTCCATCTAGCAAGTAAGGTTCCAACAGCAGCACCAACAGTTAATCCAGCAAGAGCCCAAACCCCGCCATTGATTCTTATAATTTTTTTAGCAGTTTCTGGGTTTGGAACACCTCTAGCCAATAACTTATTAACAAGTACACCCACTGCAGCACTACCAAGAGCACCGACAGTTGCACCCTTCACACCACCCTTTTCTTGAGCTCTTCTAAGCTGCTGAAAATCTTCTGGTGTTAGTGCTGGCGCATCAACAGCTTCACTTACTAATTGAAATCCATTCATCTTCATATTATATATTTCCTGCCTTTGTTAGTGGAGATGTTTTAAGACCTTTTTCAAAAGCTTTACCTAATCTACTACCAGATCCAACTTTAACATTTCTGTGTAATAAATCGGAAGCTTTACCAGCTATGTTTTTTTGGAAATCTGAAAATCCTTTATGAGTAACACCCATACTTTTTGCAACATTGGCAACGCCTTTACCTGTTACATCAGCTAGATATTTAGCAATTTTACCTTCGCTTAAAATATCACTCACTATTGTATAACCATTCTGCTTCATGTAACATCCCTCAAATTTTTAATTTGTTCTATCTTTTTATTAATAACAGTGGTCTAATTATGGCTAGAAATTTATCTTTATCAAAATGAATTCCAGGACACTTTAATTTTGTATCATTTGAAATCTCATAATGCATCTTTATATTAGATATTGGTATTAAAAACCATTTCATTATTGATGCTATTGCTCTATATCCTAATTGTTGGTATGCTCGTGTATCAGCTGATATATAGTTATAATTTCCCGCCATTGCTATATGGACTGAATTGATATACTCTTCTGATATATCAGGATATTCACAAAAATAAGCTAAAGGTCGAGACATAATTGTCTCATAGTCATTTCCAACTTTCTTACAAACGAAATGATACGGTAAATCAAATTCACTATTAAAAACCCAATTGTAACTTCTGTAGTCTGAAATATTTACTTTCTTATCATCAGTTTTTGATTTTTCATAGTGTTCAAATTGACAAGTTAAATCATGGATAACTATATAATTAAACTTTTTAAAAGCTTTGGGTAAATATACTGGTTTATATGGAACTTGCATTTATATTAATCCTTTATCATTTGTTCCTTACTATCAGGTATCTCCAACGATATGAGTAGGGCAACCTTCTGCTTGAGTATCACCACAATCATAACTATCATCAGTTCTAAAAGCTTGCAGCAAATTAATAAACGTTGTTGGTGCGCCAACTGCAGCTTCTGGATCATGGTAATAAGATGGAAGTGGAATAATACCAAATATCCATGCAAAATGTCTAGCTGCTTTATCTGTAACTCTAGATGCGTTCAAATATTCACATGAAAAGGTATCAGGAGAACCTGTTATTAATGTAGTTGGTGGAAAATAAAATATATACGCCACCCAATGACCCACTGAATAATCTCCAATTCTTGCTTGAAATCCTGCCATTGTTATTGTCTCCTCAATGCTGTGGAACTAAAGCAGCGATAGTTGCAATCAATGTATTAAGTCCCAATGTTGGTATAACCACTTTAGCTAAATTAGTAGCTTTCGGTTTAGCTGCCCCAGATGAAATCTGTACAGAAACTATAGTACCAGAGTACAATGCTATACTACCCTTAACTTCAAAATTACTTCCTGGTGCTGTCATTTTTACCCCACATATATCCAACGTTTATTTAAATACTCGGCTCGAACTAAATTAACAACTAATTTATGAATAGTTGGATCTGTTTTAATAGCATCTGCAACGATCTTATCAAAAGCAGCAATACACGGAGCCATTTTAATTGCTTCTGCAGTCATACCATCAAACATGACCCAAGCTTCACCTTCCGTAACAAAACTGAGTTCTAATCCACCACCCATAAAACACCCCCTTAAACATATTCGTCTTTCAAATCAATAACTATATTTGCAATAGCTTCTATTGTCTGTGGACCAGTAGCAAGAACCAATAATATATCTTCTATGGATGCAGCCTTGGTTTTAGATCCTTGCGTCCCTTCTATATGATTAGCTATTGCTAATGCCATAGCAGCGACTCCTTCTGATTCTGTCATATATGCCATAACACCACCTATATTTTCTTTATAAAAGCTAATACATAAAATTGAGGTCTATTTTCATGTGCTGTTCCAGATCCTTGAGATGTTACAGTAACACTGTGTGTATGATCTGTGACGGGATTTATAGTAACTGTATGACCGTGTGATCCTGCAGAATTTATACTTACACTATGACTATGATCACCAGCACTACTAGTATTAGCATCAGTAATATCAGCAATCGACAATGGAGTAGAACCATCCCTCGTTGTACTTCCATACGGTTGTCGATATCCATGACTATGACTTCCGGTACTATTAGTACTACCAGAGTGACTATGATTTCCATTTGATGTTGCACTACCTGTTGGCGTATGTGCTCCTCCTGCACCAGTTGTTCCGCCACCACCATGATTATGCGCGGCCATTTCTGCAATTGATAATGCATGTGTTGCTGATCCACCAGTATTTCCTATTGTATTATAATCAACAGTACTTGGATCATAACCAGCTATAAATTGTCCCTTTAAATTAGGAGTTCCATTATTTCCATTGCACAATGCCCACCCAGTATTAACTCCAACTCCGAGTCCGGTAGCATCAAATTCAGAAAGAGTTACAGAACCATGATACATTATAATTCCACCAGAAGGAACTGAAAACGCTGAAAAATTAGCTACAATATTTCTAGGTTGATCCATTGTAATTGATAAAGGGTTTGTGATTTCACTCCCTGATGGTACATCTTCAGACCAGTAACTAAATTGCTGTCCCGCCCCTGCTGTAGCAGTTAAAGATACCACAGTTCCAGAATCATACCAACCAGCAGCGCCAGTTACTGATCCAGAGCCAATTTCGGAAACATTTAAATAATATTGCGTTTTCCATGTCCATGTTATAGTTGATTCTTGAGTAATTGTAAATGCACCAGTGCTGTTTGTAACACCTGTAGCTGGTACATCACCAGTACCAACCCAACCAGTCAACACATATCTAATTCCTGCAGCACCTGATACAGGTGAACCAGATACTTGACAGGTAACACTAGTTCCAACTTCATAAAAATTATCATATGTTGGTGGTGTAGGAGTACCATACGGACTAGTTACCCGGAGCTTAACAGGATCAGATAAAAATGTACAACTGACAACACGATTTTGATTCATAATAATTGTCAGCGGATTAATGTATAATGAATCAATTGGAACATCCCCTGTCCATGTAACAAAACTATATCCAGCATCAGGAATAGCTGTAAGAACAACTGCTTCATTAGAAGGATGCGGTCCTGAAATCCCATCAATTATTCCATTAGCAGGCATTATATTATCTCCAAATTAAATGTTGATATTACAGTTGCAGATGTTGATAAAACCGAAGTAATATCAGTATATACTGAACTAGTAACTTTTAACTGTATTACATAAGAACCGGAATCACTAAACTCTATCAACGTAGATAAATTCCATTGTGTCGGAACTGAAATATTACTATACTCTATAAATGAAACATTTCCAGGTGTCGGTTTCTTAAGTATAGACCATTCATATGTAAACTCGGTCATATTCATATTTCCACCAGAAATAACAGAATCTAAATAATACTGTTTATTAGAATAAATATTAGAATCTGGAGTTCCACTAGATGAACTAGAACTAGACGAACCAGAATATGGTTCAAAATTTGAAAATACTATTGTTGGTGGTTTTTGAGAAAGTTCTTCTGGATCCATTAATCCTAACATTAAATCTGTTATTTTAGAACCCATGGTAGCTGCTATTTGAGCTTCTTGCTGCTCATAATCAGGAATGGTTTTCTGTAAATATTCATGAGTCAATTTCTTTAAATCATTTTCCTTTTCTTTCAATCCCTGCACCGGATCTTTATTCATTTTGGTTGGATCAGCATTATTGATATAAAGAGCTTTTATCATATCTAACATGTAGCTTGTTGGTGGTGTTGACATTTATTATTCCTTATGAAAAATCAATAAATCCATTATTTGTTTTCGGGTTGCCTAATACAATTCTCATTGCTTCTCGTTGATGTGGTGCAAATATATAATTCATTATATTTGGATCTGTAATAGACATTCCTATTGGTACATTAGATAAAAACTCTTGCATCTTCCACATATTCATACACGGTATAGCAGCGGTTGTACAATCGGTCAAATATTTAGCATATCCACCAACCAAAGATCCAGATATATCATATATTGCAGCTCTCCCAGTTCCACCCCACTGGTTATCTACATATTCTTCATTATTAATTTGATCATCTGCAGGTACGTTAGATCCAGTCCACATTGCATATCTACAGTATGGGTTTTTTGTATACAAATTAACACCTGGTCCAGTAGTTAATGATAATTTATCAGATGGTACCCCACATTGATTTAATAAAAACATTATAAGATCTCTTATCCAAACATAATCAGGAAGTATAGGCGTATCTGAATAATATTTAGTTCCTAGATTCAATATATAATTAACCCCACTAGATTGTATATGCTGAACCACTTTTTTAACATAATCACCCTGTATAGTATCATTCCAATTTAGTGCAGTATATGGATAAGGTAAATGAGTCAAAAATGGATCATTCGGACTTCCATTAAAATCAAATATCGTGGGTATTATTGTCATATTATATTGACTAGCTTGAATACAAATAGCATCTAAATTTTTCCACCATTTAGTATTCTCATCAATCACCCACTCAGTAGGATTTCTATAATTATCATACACTGGAATTGAAAGCGGATCTAAAAATTGATTATCTATTGGAACTGGTTCCAAATCTTTAAATAAATAGAATCCAGTGTATGTTCCATAAGATTTATCTACTAACGGAATAACTTTATCTCTATAGACATCTTTCAGATGTAATAAATTCATATGACCAACACCAACAAATCTTTGTATTTTAATAACAGCAGGCGTTGGAGGCGGACGCGGTACTGGAGACGTAACAACTGAAGGAGATGATGCTGAAGTTGGAACTGGAGCAGGATTAGGAATTCGACCAGATCCAGCTTGTGGTTCTGGTGATGGATTAGATCCAAATGTTAGAGCATATGGATCACCTAATTCTGGCGGTATTTTAAATGATGTCATGGCGATTCTATATCTCCTTCAGGTATTGGCGGAATAGGTGAATCTTGTGGATTTGGCTGAATATCCAATAGTCCTATCGGTTCTGCAGGTATAGCTGAAGTGGCCAAAGATGCAATAGTAATAGAGAATGCAGAGAATGCAGATGCAGAAAAATTCTGTATATCTGTAATTGCTCCCTGTATTCTAATAATTCCTTCAGAATGCAAATCTAAAACACCATCTCCAGTAACTCTTGCATTTGCAAATCCTCTAACATGTGTCGATGTAGAAGTCATCCTCATTGTTGCACCAGATGCACATTCCATTCTTGATCCAGCACAATGAGTTATTGTTGATGCAGCTGTATCTGCTATTTGTGATAACGCGGTTCTCTTATCATGGGACATTGAAAACCTATCAAAGGAATCTGCTTTCTGGTAATATGCATCCTCAGCTTTAATATCCATTGTCCCGCCAGATGTTCTGTAATAATTAGTTCCGACATCAACATGCAATTCTTCACCGGTTTTAATAAACATATTTGTTAATGTTTCTATATGTATATCATTTTGAAAATATACATGCAGCTGATCGATAGCAACACTGTCATTAACATGAAATGTTATAAAATTTCCTCTATAATCTTTAATCAGTAATGTTTCTTCACCTGGAACTTCTTTAATACAAATAAAAGTTTGATTACCCTCTTCTAAAAAAACAGAATCTAAATCACCATCCGGTTCATTCGTCATCATTCGTTTCTTTCCAGTAATCATTACTCGAGCATCTTCTGGATCATCTGAAAATACAATAGACCTACCCTCTTTGGTTTTAATTAAAGTCCATTTTTTCCAATATTCGGCTCCGGTTAAATTTTCCGGAAGAACTTGTCTCTGACCTGCTTCCAATGCTCCAAAATAATACGGATGGTTTGGATCACCATTTTCAAAGAAAACCCAAATCCAAGAACCAGCGGGTGGTATCAAACAACTACCCTGATACCAACCATCCTCAAAAAATGCAGATGGACCCTTAGCTCTATCTTCAATATTCATATCAAAGACATTTCTTCCACCTAAATAATTATTACCGGGATGTGCCCATAAACCATTATCTGTCCACTCTAGAGTTTTAAATTCACCCAATTCCGGCATAAGATCTGGAATACGAACTTTTACTCTACCAAGCTGTTTTTCATCTTTACAATCAATAACTAAAGCTCGATAAAAACCATTCCATTTATTAGATGAACCTCTTTGATTAAGATTAGATCTTTGAATATTATCTATTTGCTGAGACATATAACTTCCTTGGATTCTTATATTAAATTGCTTTATCTATAGTAGCTTCTATAATTGAGTTCACCTTTAAAAATAATTTTTGATTGTACATTTGAAATGATGGCGAGAAATAAGAATTTCCATTAATAGATGCTGATATCATTGTTGATGAGAATCTCATTACATCTTCGAATATGCAAATATTCATTGTACCAAAATTTCTTATCATTATATCTAGAAAACTGTATTTGTTTAATCCGGGTAATACTCCACTTTCTGAAAGTGCCATTATTAAACTATCAACTTTAGAAAGATCATAATTAGAAAAATCCACTTTGATATCTTGTACTTTGATTTTTGCTAAGTGTCCAGCTCTATTTAATGCAGTTTCTTGATCCACTCCAAAAAATGATGCATAAATATATGCAGCAACAATAAATCTAAATTGCGGAATTAAATCAACATACGGACCAGTCAAACTAAAACCATGCTTCTTTGCAAATATTTTTAATAATACCTGAATCATATACTCTGCAAAAGGATCTGCATTTTCTGCCGATATGGAAATACCTGCTGATAGTACCGAACATACATGACTGTATACTACTATAGTATACATATCTCGCATATCGATATTAGAAATTGATTTTCTGCCTATCGCTGATAAATTAATAACACATCTTTTGGTTGTCTTATTATATGCAGCAAATAAAGGATATTTCGGAAGTCTAACCACATCAAAAAATTTCATTCCCGTCTTAACATGATAGTTAACATATTTACTTGTAAAGTGATTTTTTGACTTGGATGCGAATATTTTTACAGTAGATAGAAAAATTTCTTTATCTTCTTCAGGAATCATAAAAGGATCAATAGTACTCTGCGGAAAATCAAATACATTTGGTTTATCATTTAAGAGCGATAATTTTTCTTTGATCATATTTAAATCCTTTTAATTTATTCAGATCTTAAACTATTCATACTCTTAAAATTTAATGTTGAGCTATTCTAGACATAACACCGCCCTGACCAATGATTGCGGTTTTAAGTCTTAAAAACTCATTGGCCATTAAATCATAATTAGCATAATCTTTTTGACGCAACATCATAAGATAAAGCATATTTCCTGCTTCATCTGTGTTTCCTACTGTAATAGTAACATCTGATGCTATAATACCACTGGTTCTAAGTATTGGAGTCCACATATTAGTAAGAAAATCAACATAAATATTTTCTAACATTTTTAGTGAAGGTGATTTAGCATTCTGATATTCTTGTTCTGTTAGTGGACGAATCTTAGTAATTGTAATTTGATTTGTATTAATCAGACCTTCTGGAACTGGTCCGGTAAATGAACCCAATGCCATAACCGTCCAATCAATACCGCCCATTGTTACATCATCCATCTGAAGTTTATCTAGGGCATCTATATACGTCATCGTACTAGATACTTTTTGAATTCGGCCATCGATATTATAAAATACATAATTAGTTTGAACAGGAATATCAGCCTTTAATCCCTTAACTTTTACTTGCATTGATGGTTTTGTTAAGTTATAAACCTTATTGATTTTAACTTGCGTAGACTCTGTTTTTTTATTATAAAGCCTACCACCATAAAAAGATAAGCCAACCAACCCTATTATCGATACTGCCATTATTATTTTTTTCATATTTCTCCTTTAAAACCAAGTACTGCCTGTTAACGAAATCTGACCGCCTACAAGTTTAAGATTATCTGTTGTTCCTAATACATTAGTGTCCCATCTCATAATCGTTCCATTATATGCTACATGACCATTTTGTGGTGTTACTCCCGTGGTAAGATTACCCTGTGTAGTAATTATACTCCCCCAGTTTGAACCAACTGAACTACCAACATTATTAAAA